CATATCAGTAATATCAATGAAAGTATCTTCATCTTCCTTGATAATCTTCTTAAGTAAATTTAAAATTTTGTTTTCCATGTTAATTTATTTCTATATAAATAGTTTAATCCTTGAAAATAGTTTCTTCAATCTCGTGTAAAAGTATTGCTCTTACAATATTTTCATGAATATTTTTATTTTTTGCAACGTTTTTAATTGCTTCCGTTAAATTATTGTCTTCCCACATTTTCAAAGCTTTAATATCACCCTGATTACAATATGGGAAATTCTTACATTTCTTTTTAACCCTAACAAATTTTCCACCTTTGTATAATGGTTTTGCACCACCTCTCCAATTCTTACTGTTTTTAGCTAAAAAAGAAGCACCAACATATGAACCTGATGACGCCGAACCAGTTGCTTCTTTGAATTCACCTTTTTCAATTTCGGTGTCTTCTTCTTTCATATGTTTCTTTTTACCTTGACAATGAGCTTTTTGACTGAATCCTTTTGGGTTATTACAATTAATACTTTTTTTATACTTTTCAGACCATTTTTCGTCTAATTCTTTTTCTTCTTCAACAGGTCCACCTTTTGCTTGAATTTTCTTTGGTGCCTCATCAGCCCACATAGACATTTTAGGTCCCGATAATGGTCCTTCATAACCCCCACCACCAGTACTTGTAGTCTCTTTAGTCTCAATTTTACTATACAAGTCCCTAACTTGTTTTTTAGCTTCAGGTGATGTTAATTGTGCACCTACCTTTTGTAAACTATCTTGAAATTGTTTTGTTACAATATTCATATTAAACTTATTTAATGACTGCAAAAATAACACCTATTGTACCAATAGCAATTCCACCCCACTTAAGGTTTCTTTGTTTAATGTACGCTCGTTTGTATTCTTCAGCAATTGATTCTTTTAATTTAACAGTTTCAATATATTTTTTTTCACTGTCAATATAAAGGTTTATTGTTTCGTTGTTGTTACTAATGATTGAATCTTTCAATACTAATTGTTGACTCATAATTGAAACTGAATCTCTAACAATTTTTATTTCTTCATAACAATTATTTCTTTGTTGTAGTACCAATAAAGCATTTCTCAATGTTGATACAGGAACTATACAACTATCTTTACTTAAGTTCGGCGAACTCTTTTGCGAATAAATCGGCGACATCATTGTCAGAAAGACTGTTAAGATGAGCAATATCTTTTTCATGTTGTTCTTTTAATTTTTTTGTTTTTTGGTTTAAATCACCAAGTTTATTATTAAGTTGTAAATTTTTGTCGTGAAGTTTTTTAGTCTCTTCTGCAATACTATCAACCATTAATTTATTTTTTCCAATCAGAAGATTTAATGAATCACATTGTTTTTCCAAATCATTGACTTTAGATAAATTAACAGGTTTAGGTTGGGTCATAATGATATAACCAATGAATAACAATACCACAACAATTTCAATAATTGTTCTTTTCATATTAATTTTCCTTTACTGATGTTTTCTTTCTTCCGGCAATTACCTTAGCCCATTTAGATTTGAACTTCTCATAATATCCTGTTAGTTTACTAATAGTATCCATAAACTTCTCGTCGAGTTTTAATTGGTTACCATTAATATATACACCATTTTGTTCACCAATTGTCATAAAAAATTCAATATCGTGGTCAATAATTTTACCACTCCATTCTACAGAATTTTTATACAAGTTTAAAGGACCAAAATCTGTCAAATCAGATACTTCAGAAACAAATTCGTCCATTGTCTCTTGGAATGTTGTTTTATCATCAGTAGTGATTGATGTTTCAGTAGCGTTTGTACCATGAATAACTAAGATACCACCTGAAACTCTATACTTTTTGTATTGGTCTTTTGGTGTTTTTTGTTCATCTTGGTCAATTTTTTCTTCAATATCAGCACCGATATTTGGTGCACCTATTGGTTGTTCTGTTAGTAATCTTGACCTTTTCAAAAGGTCTTTAATTTCGTCGTATTGATTATTGTTCATCATTAAAGTTTTCTAATAAATATACGAAGTTGAAAGCTGGCGACAAATCTGTGTAATCTTCTGACAAATTACTTCTATTAATTATTCCGTTGAATTTTTCAACCCCGTTTAATTTGGTATTATGACCTATAAATTTTTTTGGTATTTTGAATTCTTCACATAATGTAGTACACAATTTAACCAAACTTTGTAATTGTTCTTCACTGTATTTGTCCCAAAAATATTTGTTTCTCCATTTTCTTTCATGAACATCTGTAACTTTGTTTCCCAACCAATTTGAATAAGTTGTTGATAGTAAATTTTTATTTACCCAACCTAAGTTTTCTAAACAAATAACAATTGATTTATCACCAAGTTTTTTATCTTCTAAAAACTCTGAGGATTTTTCAGGTGATAATGTCTCAACAACTGAACCATCCTTTAATATAACATAATTGGGAAGTCGGTCATACTTCCCATTATTTCTAAAATCTAGTGACGTTAAATAATCTTTTCCCACCCTTGATGTGTGGCTTAAAATTATTAATTTTTTCTTTTTTGATTCAGTCATTCTTCGTATAAACTAATCTGTTTATTTGTGGTTCAATAACAGGTTCGTCATCTACAAAGTATAATTGTTCTGATGGTGTAGGTGTAGGAGGTATAACTTCATTTACAGTATCATTTACAGTATCATTTACAGTATCAGTTACTGGTTCATTAATTTCAGTCTTTTGATTGTATTTTTTTTCGAATAACTCTTGTAATTTATTCAAATCATCTTGAGTTGGTATGTATGGTTGATATTTTTCAACAATTTCTTTTTCTTTTTTACCAGCTTCTTTAGATATCTCATCAATAATTTCATCGGTAACTTCGACCATTGGTATAGTTTCAATTTTTGTTTGTTCAGAATACTTAACCAACATGTGTGCAAATGTTAAGGATATTAATGGTAACATTCCACCTGAAATTAAAGCTAACCATCTTTTTTGTGCTAACATGTCTGTAATGTCAACTCCAAATGTTTCGAGTAACGGACCCGATAATTCGACCCATTGTTTAAATAAATCACTTGTCTGATTAATAAATGAATAAGCAAAAAATACGTTACCAACAAACTGAATAAAAGTTACAATCAAAAATGGAACATAGACAAATCTACCCATGTTCGCTGAAATACCAGCAAGTGCTCCAAGAGCGGCAATTTCAATTGCTACGGACAAATAAATTGCCCAAGAAAAAGGGTTAGTTAAACCATAAAAAGTTGTTACGTGACTAATGGAAACAAAGGCAACTAATAAAATAGGAATTGTAAATGACGTAGCAATAATTCCTTTTAGATTTTCTCTAACCCAATTCTTCAAGTTCTTCATTATTTTTTATCTTCTTCGTTTTTATAGTGATTAATCGGAACGTGTTCCTTGTCACTAAGTTCTTCAATTTCAAGAGTTTTCCAATTAGGTGTTGTCTTGATAATTTCTTTCATCTTTTGTTCTGTAACAATTTTTGAGTTAATAGAATCAACTTGTTTTTTTAATCTTGAAACTTCAGAACCTGTTCCACAAGTACGGAATAATACCAGTACTAAAACGACCAAAAGAATCCACTCTAAATTTTCTTTAATCTTTTTCATAATGTTTTTTTATTAATAAATACCAAATTTTTATAAATAGTCAAATAATGTTGAACACTCATTACGTAATTTACGTAACGCTTTTTCTTTAATTTGACGAACTCTTTCCTTAGTCAATTTAAAATCATTACCGATGTCTTCAAGTGTTCTTGGAGTTCCAGTTAGTCCAAAATAGTCCTCAACAATAATTCTTTCACGTTCATCCAAGATGCTCAAAATGGAAAGTAGTTTTTCTTTTAACATTTCCTCAGTATTCAACCCTTCGTCAGGCATTGAAGCGTTTTGGTTAATAATCATATCCAAAAGTGTATCACCATCTTCATTAATTGTTTGTTGCAAATTAATTGTAGTTGGGAGTGTGGCTAATCTACTGTCGAGTTCCGAAATACCTTTATCGACTTCTTTCTTTGCCCTGTGTAGCTCTTGAACCACATTTACAGGAAGACGAATTGTTCGTGCGTTTTCATTAAGGGATTGTAAGATTGATTGTTTAACCCACCAAACAGCGTATGAAATAAAACGTAATTTTTTAGTCCAATCGAAGTTTTGAATGGCTTTTATTAATCCTAAGTTCCCTTCAGCAATCAAATCTGAAAGGTCTAATCCTTGATTTTGGTATTGTTTAGCAACTGTAATTACAAAACGTAAATTACCTTCGAGTAATTCTTTGTGAATCTGTTGTTTTTGACGCTCAGTACAATTTATATCTAAAATCAAATCTGACAGTTGACGTTCACGGTCAGGTGTCATTACTTTTAGTTTACGAATGTCCTTAAGGTATGATGAAATTTCTTCTTGGTTAATAGAACCTGTGTTCTTAGTTGTTTGGTGGTTTTTAGATAGCTCTGGAGTAGTCATAAAGTAGTTCTTTTTCTTGGTTTGTTAGTTTGTCGATTCCGACTGTTTTTATTTTGTCTAATAGTTCGTCTAATGTTGGCACGTTTGCCTGTTCATATATATCATCAGGTTCATTTTTGGAACCAAACAAGTTGGTCAAAACATGTTCCATGACTTCAGATATGTGTTTTATGTCAGTATTTTCGGACAATTTGTCAGTTTTTAGCGTGTTTTCATTATCTAAATCCATTAAGTCATCTTCAATGTCTTTAGGTAACGATACTAATATATTTTTATTGTGTGGTAATAAAATATAATTGTCAATTATATCTTCTAACACAATTTTACAGAACTCTTTGATATCCTTTGGTGTCTCTTCTGTTTCGAAATGTGAAATCACATATTCATCTGTAAAATGAAACTTCATAAAATTTGAACATAAAACAGGTTCAAATTGTCCTAAAATTTGTTCTAATAGAAAGTTATTGTTTTTAAAATCACCGAACAACAACAGGAAATACTTTGTACCTACAACTTCTCTTTTTTTATTTGACATATATTTATATTTTATGAAACAGATTATTATTACTGAAAATCAATTAGCAAATATAGCTAAAAAACTTAATAAAACCAAAAAAAATATTAAGGAAGGAAACGATATGAATGTTTCTAACTATATGTTTTTTGGTAACATTGAACAGATGCATAGACAATTAGGATTGTTATTAGAATTAGACCCACAAATGGTTGACTCTATTATACAAGACGGACATGATTGGGCTGATGACCACATTTCCGAAGCGAAAACAAATATAGACCAAGTATTTGATTTTATGATGAATAAAATTGATTAAAATTATTGAGGACTAAATCCTCCGATTACCAAGAAATAAAAAGACCTCCTATTAATCATAGGAGGTTTTTTGTTTTCTTGAATATACTTTTTTGGATTTTACAACCCTTACAACATTTTTTCTACGAACAATTTGTGCGATGTGTCCGTCTGATAAACCCTGTTTCCAATCTTTCTTTTCCATAACAATACAAAGATACTACTAAATACGCAATTAACCAAACTAATTACTGTATTACCTTTGAAATATTATCTTCTTTTTTAATCTTAACTACGTTGTCCGACCAATTTGATACCAATGGGTTGTGGGTAATTACAAACACTTTTTCAAAGTAATCCTTAATCTTAGTAAAAAATTCCCCTACCATGTCAAGGTTTTCATTCGATACCTTACCAAACACCTCGTCAAATACAACTATGTTTGGTTTAGGTAGTGAACATACTTTACTTAAAACCGCTCTTAGTGCCAATGAGGCGATTGTCCTTTCAAAACCTGAACCACTTGCCATTAGTTTTTCAACACCTGTCCCATTGTCAACCATCACAAATTCAACTTCATTCTTGTCATTAATTCTAACTTCAAGTTTAAAGAACGCACTATCTTGTAACAATCTTTGTAACTCATCGTTAATCAATGGTGTCATGGTTTTCATAATCATTTTTGAAATACCGTTCTTACCAAAGATTTCCAAGTAGGTTTTATAAATCTTTTCTTTTTCGAACTCGGATGCAATTTGTGTTATGATACCTTGTTTGTTTTTGATATCACGTTCACAATTCTGAATCATCGTTTTGTTGGAAGATATTTTAGATGTGTGAGATGTTTTTTCACGTTCAATTTCTTCTATGCGAAGATTAGCTTTAATGATTTGTTCTTCAATGCTCTTGTTCTTTTCAATCTTTGTTTGAACTTGGTGATATCTTTCAAGTTTCCCCTCAGCATTGGCGAGCTTGAGACCGTCTGCCTCAAGAGTAAGTTCATACTTTTCTTTGATGAGTTTGCTCTTCTCGTATTGTTCGAATTCTTTCTTAATTTGTACATATTCTTTTTCTTTTGTATTAAGTTCTATTAAAACACAATTTAGGTTTTCACTTTGTTCCTTCAGGGAGTCTATTTCTGAAAGTTTAGCTTGTGTTAAAGCTGCGTTCATTAAATCAATTCCACAGTGTTCACATTTGATTCCACCTGACACTGTCTTGGACAATTGGACCAATTCGTTAATCTTTACATCAACAAGTGTTTTTTGTTTGTAATTGTCATTGTAAGATTCTTTAATTAAATCATACTCATCCTCTTTAAAGTACTTTGATGGTTCAACCACATCAACTTCTTTGATTTGTAATTTGGTTGTATTAATCTTTCCTTTGAGAGTTGTAATCTCGGATTCAAGTGTTGACAAATTAAGAACTAACAATTCGTGGTCGATATCATTGTATTTTTGTGAAATCAACCCTTCTTTGTAATCCCTACCTTTTGTTAACCTTGTATCTGCATCTAAAATCTTGACATCTAAATCTTTGTTTTCATTTTCATAGCTTACAATTTTACCTTCTAAATCTATAATATCAGATTTTAATGTCTCGGTATTATAGACATTCGACATCATTGATTTGTTAAATTCAGAGTAGAGTTCCTTACCAGTCTCTTCTTTTTTCTTCAAGAATTCAAGACCCAAAAATCTTGATAAGACCTGACCACGAGCGGTTGGTTTGGCTTCCAATAAGTCTTCCAAATTTGACGCTGTGGTCAAGATTGTCATTAAGAAGTCATCAATATCCCCAATTGAATTCTTGATGAAACTTTCGGTCTCCCTTCTTTGTTCACCTGTGAAATTTTGTAATTGTCCATCAGCAAGTTTTTTAAAGAAGTCCAATTCAGTTTTTACATTCCATTCACCTGATTTGGCTTTTTTTCTTTCAATTTGACGAACAATAATGTATTCTTCACCATCAATCATAATGTCACCCCTAACTGATACTTTGTTCTTATCAGAAAATCTGTTGAAAATTTCTTCGGCTTTGGTTGTCTTGGTTGTGGTGTTAAAGAATAAGAAAAGTAACAAGTCGACAGTTAAGACCGTCTTTCCACCAAAGTTTGGTGGGTCTGACTCAACAACTGTGATACCATTACATTGGTCAAAATCTAGCACCTGATTTTCACCATAAGACAAGAAGTTTGAAAACTCAATTTTCTTAATGTACCACTTTTTAAATGCGGTAACCTCTTGTGATGTCATTTTATTTTCAACCGCAGTATCCAACTTAATAACATCATCAAATATGTTATCTTGTCCCTTCTGTTTAAGAAGTTCTTTCATCAATTCAATCTGGTAGTTTCGGTCCATTATATTGAACGAAACGTCCACAGTTTGTTTTACATCACTAGATGTTTTAACTTTGGTTAATACGTTTATGTTTGTTGAGTTATATTTCTTTGAGAAGTATGTTCTAACACTTTTGATTCTTTCTTGTGTGAAATTTTCAGCAGTATCCTCCCACACCACTTGGACATATGGATTTTCAAGTTTACTTACATCTAATTTGTGTGTCATAAATTTAAAGTTCGGTACTATCGGTGGGTTGAATAGGTCCATCATTTTCTGTGGTTCCTGAATTTTTTATGTGTTCCTCATGTAATGCTTTCAAATGTTCAACCATTTTCTGATTATACATTTTTTGATACATCTTACCCAATTGGTCAATCTGAGTGTTTCGTTGTTGCACTTTCTTTTTGTGGTCTTTTCTATTTCTTGATTTTGGCATCTGTGAAAAATATTAATGTTGTTTAAGTATAAGAAAAATAAATGATTAAAAAAAGAAGTCCCTGTAAACTTTCGCTTACAAGGACCGTATTTTAGATTTAAATTAGGTTATTTTTTTTCGAACCATTCAATGATTGCGTTGACCGCCCAAACTGAACCAGATGCTAACATACCATCAAAAAATGTACTTGCAATTATGTTTGTATCAAAACAATACTTGGTCGGTGAAAACAACACCAAACTCATAAAAAATCCAACCCATGTTGATGTACACATCATACATTTCAGTAATCCTGATAAAAATTCACCTAATGATTGAAATGGTGCATATTCATCTGCTCCCCATTTATAAAGACCAGCTCTTAAGGATTCAAATATTGAACCGTAAACTAAAATTTGACTCATTCCATAAGCCATTAAAATCCAAATTGTTAACCACATATTTTAAATTATTTGTATAAAGTATCATCTAAATTTGAGGAACGTAAATACTTTGCCCTCTCGTTTATTTCATTATTTTTTTGTTGTTCTGTTAATTTTTTGTTCAACTCATCAATCTCAATATTCTTATCTCTAAGGTTCTTCATTAAAGATTGAATTGTATTTTGCAATTGTTGTGAATTGTTGTTATCGTGGAAAATATTTTCCATTTCTGTCATCTTAGTGGAAAATACTACTAGTTCTGACTCTAATTCTTCTATTTTAGTGGAAAATATTTTTTTTTCAGATTCTAACTGTTGTATTTTTAACAACAGTTCATTCTCACTTGTTTTGTCACTAATATATTCTATTTTTGTTACAACGGTCTCTACAGGAACCTCTTTGATAACCACTCGGTCAACAGGTACTTCTTTAATAACTTCAACAATTTTTTCAACCTCTTTAATCACTTCAACAGGAATTTCCACCCGTTTTTCACGGATTACCTCCTTTTCCACCCATTTTTCTTGAATCCCACCCATATTTCCCACAAGTCCGTACTTTTCAATGTTATATCCGGTCTTGAATGATTTCTTAATCAACTCATCAATTGTGATGTTATTAAGTTTGCAAAATAACTCAACCTCCTGTTGTTCAGAATAAGATAGAGTTATTTTGTGTTCCATATTAATAGTTGTGAAGTTTTTCAGTCCCTGATTCAATAATAGAATAATCATCCATTTTGAATACCAAGAAAGGTTTTGGGTTTTCTAAATCCACAAATTCGTATTTATCATTTTCAACATCATAAATACCGTATCCATGTGACTTTACTGTTTCACCAAAATTTTGTTGAATCGTTGACCCAACCATATAAGCTTTCTTTTGGCCGGGAATATCAAAGACTTGGCGCTTATGGATATCACCACAAAGCACAAGGCTACAACCCATAAAACGATGTGTATCGAACCCTTCTTCAAATTTATAACCAACATCTGTAGTAAGACCGACAATCGGTCCATGAAATAATCCAATCTTAACATTTTGCGAATTCGGGTCAATGTCGGGTGTAATGTTGTGGTCCATAAGTGAGTAAACCACCCAATCAATATTTTCATCTTTATAAACTCCTCTATTTTTATAATAATTTATTTGTTCATTTTGTAGTGAATCAATAATTGGTGATAGAGCATCCAACCTTGATGAGTTGTTTTCAAGGAAATCATGGTTTCCAATAATTAATACTGTTTTGGCAATCTTAGAACATTCGGTCAGTGTCCAAGCAACAAACTCAATTAGTTCTGGTGTCATTTGATTCTTTGAATGGACTAAATCTCCCGTAAATACAATACGGTCAGGTGCAATTTCTCTCCATTGTTCAAACATTGTATTTAAAATACCACGATACAAATCATGGTCTTTAAACATCCTTACGTGTAAATCTGAAAAGTGTACGAGTTTTTTAATCATTATCAAATAATTTAAAGTCTTGATTCACATGTGAACACTTATCACAACAATAAGTTGGAAATGGTACAATAGTATCCTCGTGTGAACCAGTTAATAGTTTTGAAACTTTTTTGATATAAGTAACTTCTCGGAACATATCATGTCCACAAGCCTCACAAACAACCGATGGTTGTTCTCTGAGGTCAATATTCATTTTTGGTGTATCCATATCCATAAATGAAAATATAGTAAATTAAAATTAAAAAACCAACTTAATCATTTGGTATTTTTACGTGAGGGTTGTTACTAAACTTTTTTGAAAGTTTTTCCCAAAACTTTCTTTCTTGTCTGTACTTACCCTTTCTTGTTCTTTGTATTTTCATAGTGTTCAATCATAAGTTTAAGTTCCGCCTGTAAGTCCTTACATTTGTATACCTTATAATTATCACTGTTTTCATTTATCCATATCAAATAGCTATCCCCTATCTTAAGATTGGTATTCTTTTCAATAATATGTTTATATAACCCTAATTGAAGTGAGTATGTATTCATTTCACATTCATCTAAATGTGATATTGGTTTTAGATATTTGTTACCATATGAATTACTCATTTTAATTTCTTTGTTGGTCTTGTAATCCCATATTTCGAGCATTTGTGATTTCATATTGTAAAATAAACAGTCTACCATTCCTGCAATTTCATAATCGTGGTCACAAACTACCAATTCCATTTTAACAGGAATCAAGTTTTTCTTTGCGTCTTGATAAAATTGGTGAAACATTGTTTCACATTTTTTATATCTTTCTTCAATAATATCATGTCCAAAAGTTTTAACAGCATCTGACGGGTCATACGGAAATGATTTGTTGTTCCACCAGTTTTCAGCCATGTTGTGAACTAATGTTCCTTTGACTGTTGAAATGTCTCTCTTTAAATCCCAATCACCTAATACACTCTCAACAGTTAATCCTCTTTTTGCGGCATAGGTTTCAGCTAACCTTTGGGTTTCAAATTCTTTTTTAAACTTCTTGATAAAAGTTGTTGCTGAAACATATTCTTTATTACCCACATAATATTTGTGTGGACCATCAAAATATTTTACATCATTAAATTTTGCTAATTCTAAAATTGTATCCATTATCTTTCTAATTCAATATAACTATCTTCAGGTATCACACCTCTCATGTCAGCAATATCACTTTCAATCGGGAGTTTAACCACTTTTATTTTACCATATAACTTACCACCACTCAATCTAAAATATAATCTTTTAGCGTCTTCCCATGCGTCACCATCTAATACAATAGTAATTTTACCTTTTGCCTTTTCATATAAGGTTTCAAATAATAAATCTGACATTTTCTTACCTAACAAAGGAATTGAGTTATCTAAGAACAATGCATCAAACGGACCTTCACAAAGGTATATGTCTTTATCCCAATCAATTAGATTTTCATTGAATATGATAATTTGTTTTTCAGCTTCAGGATTCTTGTATTTTGACTTACTGTTTGGGTTCCATGAACGACCAACAAAATAATTTAACTCACCTTCCAAGTCAAATGATGGTACAATGATTCTGTAAGCGTATTCACCTTCCGTACAATACCCAATTCGGTGTTTTAAGACCATCTCATCGGTTATACCCCTTCGTTTAATGTAGTTCCTCATTTCCCTAAAAGGAATGTGATATTGGTTACCTTCTGTACAAAGTTGATATTCTTTTGGTAGTCTAAGTTTTTCGTATCTCTTATCAATTGGTTTAAACTCATCAGGACGAATAAGGTCATACATTTCCTTATCTTTTTTCTTACCAAATCGGTCAATCAAATAACCTAAGTGTCCTTTGGTATTATGAGTTTCACCACACACCCAACATTTGAATACGTGTTGAGCGTAGTTGATTTCAAGGTTTCCCTTTCCATCACCTTTGTCTAATGCTTTTAAATCATAGGAACAAATAGGACAGTCATAACTTATCTGTCCTTTAGACGGGTAGTGTAGTTTGTGTTTACCAAACACACCGTCAAGTAACTCAACTAATAGAGCATTATCTTCCATATTAGAAAGATAATAAAAAATTAGTAAGAATCAAATTACCAAAACTTATTCATTTTCATATACCCTCTGACACAGGTATATGCATCCGCTTGGTCGTAACACTCTTTTTTAAGAGTCATGTTCTTTGTATATAACCAAGTAATCTGTGGTTCTTCTTTTGCCACCATATCCCAAATCACTTGTTTTTTGTCTACGTCTTTTGGATAACCACCAAACAAGACTTCACGATTTTTATCATTTTTACCCATCAAATTTTGCCAAGCAAATTTTCTTGAGTTGTAAGTTGAAATATAGTTTGGCACGATTCCTAATGCATCATAGATTGCTTTTGTAATCATTGCATTATATCTCATTAATGTTCCAACTGTGTGAATGTTATTTGAACCTAATAATGGTTCCTCAATAACGACTTTGGTAATACCAAGATTTTTATAATCCTCAATCTTTTTAATAAAAGAATTTACCTTTAGAATTAACTCCTCAATTTTTTCTTCAGGTTGTGGTTTAATCACAGGTGAGAAGTGAGTTAATTCTAATAACTTCTCAGATTGAATATCAAACAAAGCCCAACCAATTGTTTTGGTACTAATGTCCAAACCCAAAACTTTAGGTGAATTTTTTAAATCTTGTTTTTTTGCCATATATTATCAGTAATTTACCGATACTTTTCTTTAAGTAAAGAAAATATTAAACTGTGATTGTGAAGTAGTTGTCAAACTCATCCATATTTTCAATAATATTCAAGTGTAAAGTGTTTCTACGGGGGTTATCAATGTTTAACTTATTTGTGTTACTCTTCATTAATGTTTTAATTATAATTTCAATTTCACCTCTGTTTTTATTAAAGTTTAACACCTTACAGCTAATTTGTAATCCTGAATCTGTTTTTACAATAAAAAATTCTTGTGAATTTTCTTTTCTAGTTTGACCTGAGCTAAAATCTTTTTTTAATAAGGTTCCGTCGATTACTGGACCTTGTATTGCCCTTTTTTGTACAATAAACGCTTTGTTTGTAATCTTTGGGATTGCGTCTTTAATTGCCGACTTGATTTCATCAATTGTTATATCTGAATCATTTTCTTTTCTTGTCATTCTTTCTTGAGCATGAGTACTTAATATAAACCTTATTTTATAATCATTTAAGGTAACATCAACAATTGGATTATCAATTTGTTCTTCAACCAATATGTTAAGAATCCCAAGTAGTTTCATTAGTTATAAATACTCATAAATTAAAAAGAGGACCTTTTGGGTCCTCTTTTAGAAGTCGTGAGACTTGGCTCCACCTCTTGTCCACAATGTTCTAGTTAGCGGTGGACTTGCTCAGAAGGTTTTGTTTCGGGTTCATTGGGAGGGTTACCTTCAACCTTTCCAATCAGGTTCTTTTGATTTAAGTCTTCAGAACCTTCAGACTTCACTATACAAAGATAGTGAATATTTTGATAAATACAAACTTTTTTTTTAAAAATCGTATTTTACGGTAATCTGTTGTACCCCTTGTCTTTTTTCGGGATTCTGTAATTTTGACATCATTAATAAATCTTGGTCAGAGTTATATAATCCTACTTCAGTGAAATACACATCTTTACCTAACGACCATTTTGGATTTGATGAACGAATATATTGTGAATCAGCAAGGTTAACCAAATATCTCATTTCATATATTGTTGCTTGTACATCAGAATGAACTGTTCCATAAAAGAAATATTCATCACCAAACGTCATACCAGTATTATAGTTAATCAATGGTAATTCAATGTAATTTTCTAATCTATAAAAACTCGCGTTATCGTATTCGTCTTTTGTTATTTGAAATGTTGTTCCGCTTATTTCGAGTGGTCCAATATTGATAGAGCCAGTGTTTGCTGTAATTGCAGATGTAACATCAATTTCTCTCCACTGCATCGAATCAGGTCTTTCACCCGTTGGTACAATTTGACAAATTAACTTAACATTAGTACATGTAAATCCTGAAGGTTGTAAACCCATGTCCTCAATTAAGAATGGGAATTCATTACCAAATCTCACAATTACATCATCTGTTTGACCACTTACGGTTGAACCTGCAATTTTTGAGTAATAGTTACAATGTAAACCATTTGTAGAACCAGTGTTTTCAAATCGGTATGTTACAAACATTGTTTCAGTATCACCTGTTAATATACCACTTGTTGCCGCGATGTTTTGGTTAAACGTGTTTGGAACCACCAATCCTAATCTTGGTGCGGGTAATGTATAGTTTCTATTTGATTTATACGACATGGCGGCTGATAATTCTTCATCATCAATTGCTATCATTTTCAAATCAGGAAATACTTTACCAACTCTGTTTGGATATCCATCAGCATTTGCGTGAGTATCCCATAAGTGATAATAACGTAAACCCGGATAATTCATATTATCATTTTCTTCTGATAACATATAATGTGGTTGAAATAAATTTAAACCATCAAAACCATCAGGGTCAACGTAGAATGATTCACCCATAACACCTGTATTTGATTTATGCCACATCAAAGTTGGTAAGTCAAGTTTAAAGTTTCTTCCTTGTCCTGTGGCACCTGAATTTGCCAAGTCAAATGCTTCTGTTGCAAATTTCTCACCATAAAAATTATCAATACCCTGATTGGTATAATGTATCAAACCAATAACTTTTTGTTCCTCTGGTTCAACATATATTTTTTCATCAAATGAATTGTAATAAAATGTGTCAGTTGTTCCTGAAACATAATTTATGTCTTCGAAAATTTGACCACCTTTGGTTTGATATCCCAAGAATTCTTTTGTCGACGAATAACCCGTTGAACCAAATTCACTGAAATCTTTGTAAAAAGTATATGATAAACCTGCTGGTGATTCGGTCCATGGCTGATTCATATTCCAAACTAAGACATCTTGTTGTTGAATTTCACAATTCAACTCAAACGAAAACACACCACCATCATAGTATGGTGTTGGTGTATAACTATCATAATATGGTGTCATACCTGATGGGTAGAAAAACGCTCTTCCTGTTCCTGTAAATGAACTAAAGTCAGGTAATATTCTATCAACAGTTATTGTACTTCCAACGACATCTTCAACTCTGTAAGTTAAAATAGGATATGGATAAGTTAAATCATTACCGCAGTTATTATCATTATTTAAATATAAAACAACAAACTGACCAACTTCAGGTGTTCCTGTCACAGTAGCATCACAGTTGTTGACAGTGACATCAAATGTATTCCCACTTGTTAATGCCGATAAATTAAATTTATAATTTGCAGTCACGGTAAGTGCTGAACTTGTAAAAGCACTAAACGCTCCTGTTGAACCTGTAAAAAATCCTCTTGGCTGAGCTGTGTTAAAAATTGGAACTACTTGTGAATCTTGAAAAGGTATACCAAATGTATTAGTTTCACCGGTTGAACTAGACAAATAAATTGGATATTTAATACCCATTTTATTACTTTGTGGTACACCTGTGTTATTCTGATAATTAAATTCAGGAACTAAAACTTGTAAAGTTGTTAAATTACCACCGCTGATACAATCATAACAAACCTCACTATCTCCTAACTGAAAATAAGCAACATTAAAGTTACCTTGAGAAATTTTTCTTCTTCCAACATCAGTTAGTTGGGTGTTTATTAGAGCTGTTGTATCTTTTATTATGAATGCCATCTTATATAAATATAGTTAGTTGATTTATTGACTTGGACCGTAGTATTGTTCATACAATGTGTTTATTAATTGGTTTGTTTGTGGTGTTAAAACTTTTAATAATGTACAATTATTAGTGATTGACGGACCATTGAATCCAACAGTAACATTTTGATTTGCATCGACTATTGCTGATGAACAAGGTAATGTTCCTGTGGTTATTACTAAAGTACTCAAACCACCTGGCGGAAGAGTTGATACTCCGCGAGCACATATATTAACTTTTTGACCTGGTTGTACGTTATATCCATTTTCCGTTCCTCCTGTACAATTGACCCATGTGTAAAACTGAACAGTGTTTCCAATATTTTCAATTTCAAATGGTGAACAAGGTGTTGAGCTTCCACTGCTAATTTTTGTAACAGTAGAAATAACAGTACCTGATACCGTTAACCCTTTTTTCAGTGTAACTGTTGGGTATAAAACACTAAAAGTTTTTTGTGTTGTTGTATATGGATATCTAAAACTGTATGGACTTGGAACGATAATATTTGTTGAAGTCAAAGAGTTTGATGTTGGTGATACCGTTGATGTTCCTGAATATAATACAGGTGTATATGCCGTAGTGGCACTACCTGGTTCAGCCGTGGTATTATTAACAGATATAAATAATGGAACATCAATTGTAATACCATCAGGTAACGGAGGACTTACTTTTAATTCGTAATCCAAATTTTTAATTACTTGGTTTCCGTAATCTTCTTTCGATGTAGATGACTTTGTTTGTAATGACAAAGTATATGTAACTTTCTTAGTTCCCGGTAGTATAGTAAATGAACCTTGAACTTCTGTATTTGAACTGTCCTTTACAAAAAATTGAGTATCACTTTGTGGACACAGATTATTAAAAAGTGGTGAAGATTGGTAGGTACCGTTGAATAATTTATATTGATATCCACCTGTACCTCCTTTAGCCTTTATTATTACACTACCATTACAAGAACCTTCACAAGATTCATTAGTCGTTGTTAAGTTAAAAGATAAAACTGGTGATGATGGACAAGAACCTGATACCGCAGTCCATGTATTCAATGTTCCTTCTTCAACCCATCCGCCCAAAGGATTAAAGGTGTTCGATGAATTTTTCAAAACACTTCCTGTTTTTCCTAATACGGTCCAATAACTAAATGTTGTTGCAGAAACATATGATATAGTAAAAGCAGAACTTGCTGACGATGTGCCAGTATAGGCCGGTCTTTCATTCACAAAATCATAGAATGTAAATGGATAAGCTGTGAATGGTGTGCTATCCGTATATAAACAAAGGTCAGTTGGATAAAATGGTAGTGGTGGTGGCGGTGGGTCACATTCTTCACAAGTGTCAAATGGACCTGAACTTAAAGTGTCACCTGTAATTGTTTGACCACTAGATAAAGTTTGTCCTGAGTATGTCCAACATCCCTGAGCTGTTGTGAATTTATATATTAAACCTTCAACAAAGTTTGATGATGTTAAACCTGTTAAATACAAATAATCAGAATTATTACAACTTTGAAAATAATCCATGTAGAAAGTATCCGATTCAACTAAACATGTTGTGGTTGCACTATAATCACCATAGAAATCTACCACAGTTGCAACGTATTCACCAGGTATTAAATTTTTGATGTTTTGGTCTTTTAACCCATTACTCCATGTAATTGAATATGGTGTTGAACCTCCCGTAATTGTCAAATATATCCTACCGTCATTACTGTCAGGTGTTGAAGAATTAATTGAGTAACATTCTACACCCATAGGTAGAATTGTTATAACACCGCAATCATTATATAGTATAGTTGACATCAGAAGTTTTTAATTATTTCACAATTATTGGCATCGACAATTTTAACACTAAAATCAACCATTGTATCATAAGGTGCTGGTATACTGACACTAAATGGTAAATCAGCATCATTAATCGTTGCCAAATACACACAGGTTATTAGTGATGTATCACAGATATAAACATTATATCCTTGTGTTGCTGTAATTGAGTTTATTGTAATCTGTCTTCCCATTTTAATTAAGTATTATGAACATGTACAATCATTATGTACCGAAACTATTGATGTCGCAGTTCCACCCAGTGTAGTTCCGACAACTTCCCAACATCCTGAGTATCCAGTTCCATTCAATCTCACAAAATCGCCGACACTTACATTCAATAAACCAAAGTTGTTAACCGCAATACTTCTAACTGGTTCAGAACAACTTTCTACGATAAATTTATCAGGTAAAGTTGTTTTTGTAGGAGTTTGAGTAGGTGTCTTAGTTGGTGTAGGAGTTGGAGTTTTAGTTAAGGTAGGTGTGTTAGTTGGTGTCTTAGTAGGTGTGTTAGTTGGTGTCTTAGTCATAGTAACCGATGGAGTTACTGTAACAGTTGGCGTAGGAGTTAATGTAGGTGTCTTAGTTTGTGTAGGTGTCTTTGACGGTGACGCATTAGGTGTATATGTTGGTGTTGAAGTCTTAGTTACAGTTGGTGTTATTGTCGGAGTAACAGAACTAGTTGGTGTTGATGTTGGTGTAATTGTATTAGTTGGTGTTACTGTTGTTGTTGGAGTTACCGTTGGTGTTACAGTACTAGTTGGAGTAGGTGTTGGTATTAAAGAGTTCTCACAACTTGAACATCCACTGAATGATGCAATAATAGTATTGATAGTTAAAGTTGGACTTTGGTCATAAACAATATCCAAATAAGTATAACACTTAGTTGTTCCTGATACATCAGCACTGAAGGTTTGACCTGTTGTTACAATAGTACCACCTGATGTTCTCATAGACTCATTGATATAATAAATTTCATCATCAGAACAATCTTGAATTCTACGTACAAACACACACTCGAATTCAGTATCATTTATGATATAAGTTGTTGAACCTGATACTGGTACATTTCTTTGTAAACTTGGTGTCGGAGTGACTGTTGGAGTTGGTGTGGGGGTTGGAGTTATATCTTCAACTGTAACATCGGCATCTACCAAAAGACAAGGATTTGGACTCGGTGTTAAACTAATTGTCGGTGTTGGTGTCGGACAAGTCTCAGTTGGTTCGGGCACATAGTCACAATCAAACAACGCTTGAAAATCAACCGTAATACAGACGTTTGGTGTTGGTGTGGGGGTTGGTGTTGGACACGGTCCTTCTGACCATATCAATTCATCCAAATCAGGACAATTTGAAAAACATGGGGTTTTACCCGCCAATATACAATCACCACCTAAAGTATCGGATAAACACCATTTTGTTCCATCATAAAAAACAGTACCTGATGTGGAACCTGTCCAATATGGTCTTCCATTATAAGTTCCACCCGATGTATAATTTCCATCATACATTGATGTACCTGAAAAGTTTGTATATAAACAAAATTCAGTATTACAAGGACTGTAAACAGGTGTAACAGATGGTGTCGGCGTTTGGGTTGGTGTAACAGTTGGTGTTGGTGTTGTTTGATTACAGTCCCCAATTACTGTAACAAATACACCCTCAGGTACAATCACACTATATTCACATGCACAAATATTTAATTCAGATAGTTCAGGTACAATCAAATTTTGATTATCACCATTACAATCTACATATGTTACTGTTGATGGGAACTCCTGAGTATTATTAATTTGATATTCAATACAGTTACTTCCCGGTCCACAACAACTATAATCGTCAGTACAAACCGAACAATTATCGTATGGTCCTGTCAGACCACTAATAACATATCTTTCACCAAAACCAGTCATTGGTATTACTTCAGCACAGCCTGTAAAACCAGTTCCTGTTATATAATACACCTGACCAACATTTATGGTTCCAACATAATCATCGACAACAAAAATTTCGTTTGGTGAACAACATGCCCTAAATTGATAATCCGTAGGACCAGCTGTTACTGAAGGAGTGGGAGTATTAGAAGGTGTTAAAGTTGGTGTAACCGTATTGGTTGGTGTAACCGTATTGGTTGGTGTAACGGTTTTAGTTGGTGTAACCGTATTGGTTGGTGTTACTGTTGGTGTTACTGTTGGTGTGACTGTTTTTGTAGGAGTTACCGTTGGTGTAACCGTATTAGTTGGTGTTACGGTATTTGTAGGCGTAGGTGTAGGTGTTGGGCAAACTTGTGAACAAGCATCGGTATACGAACTTACTAAACCTCTGTGTGGTAAATTAGGGTTAAAACATACAACATCATTAATACTACCACCGCTCACAAATGTTCCACAACAATCAGTATACGAACAAAGTATATTATCAACGGTACCTGAAACACAACAAGGGTATGTTGTTAAACAATCATTACAATCAGACCAAGTACCAGGTGTTGTAACATTTATTGTTGTTTCACCTGTCTGAACATAAATTGTTGAACCTGTGACTCCTGTAATATAAGATGCACACCCAACAAAAGCAAATGTTGTAGGGCTCGTTGTGGCAGTGGTTATAGAAAATCTCCATATTTCACCAACGGTTAATGGTCCATATGTATTTTCAAAAGCGAAATCACCCCTTCTAATACTAAAGGTACTACCATCACAACAAGCTGAAAAAGTATAATAACATCCATTTGGATTTGCAGCGTCACATGCCGGACAAGTACTATATTGTTCAGTTGCAAATGATTGTTCTGGTGGGTCTAAAGAATTAGTAATTGTGTAGTAATAACAACTACCGTCACCGGTATAAATAACGGTGCTTACATTTGCGGTCCACGTACCAGCAGTGTCAATTTCAAATGTTCTATAAATTGGAGCACCAGACCCTAAAGGGTTACAACATTGATAAAAATACCTATTAACTAGTGCCATATTATATTATAAATAATCAAATGTTTGTTTTTTATGATTCTTTTCTTAAAGAACCGTCATAAAAATCAAATCGGTCATGTTCGGTTGGTGTTAACAATAACAATCCAGGGTTTATATTACCTTTTTTTGTTTCCTGATATATGAAACTCATCCAAGTTTGTTCAAAAGGTCTGGCCCATTTTGTTTCTAAAAACATTTTTTGATTACCATATTTTGTAACCACTTGTGGCCAATTACAATAATAAACATCACCCAAAGCGTATGGAATACCTTTATATGTTAATATTTTATTAAAGTTGGTTTTTGGTGCATTTGGGTCTAAACCCATCACAGGTAAATTTGGTTTGTTTGGCCAAAATTCTTCTCTAATATGTTGTGGTACATTATACCATGACCATTGAGTTCCGTTGTCACCATAAAACTCGGTGTAATTCATTTTTAAGAAATCAAGGTCTTCTTTCTTAGTAATCTCTAATGAATTAATATACAAATTATTTACAGTTCTATTGAATCCGTTTTTACAAACTTCACCTTTCTTTGGAAAAAAGAACATGTCATCCTCAAAGAAGAAATAAAAATCAAAATTGTTTTCATCGGCATGTTCGGCAATAAATTGTCTACCACCACAGATACCTAAATTATCTTTCTTAATGTGTTCAAAACCAAACTCATTACATAACTCAATATATCTTTCAGTTGTTTCTAAATCTGATGAATTATCCAATAGATATTTTTTTGGTCTATCCAAAAAGTTTCTGTCGTATTGAATCATAGACTCAATCAATGTCTCAAATTGTTTTGGACTATTAAATGTTATAACATAAAGAGCTGAATTATTAATGTTTAAATCTTTGTTTAATGATTTTTTACCTGATATATTTTTAACTTCGTATGTATCATTTTTTAAATCTTCACAGAACTTTGAAATTAACCCGTTACCTTCAATTTCAACATAATCAATCATATCACTATGTTTATATAACATAATACTAAAGATTGATTCTTCGGTACCCATGTATCCACTTCTTAGTGTCTCGGATAATATGTTGTAATATATTCCGTTAATATCTGAAAATACGTGTTTTGGTCCGCCAAATAATCCACCTCTACATACTAACTTAACTTCATCACCAGCATATGAATTTATTTTAGGATATGAGAATCCATGAATTTCGTTGTTTGCATCATATGGAAACGCAACAAAACCAAACTTATCAAAAACCTCAGGTAATTTGTTTTGTATTTTATCGTGCGTAAAATATCCTGGATGAATTGTGTTTGTAATACCAGCATCAATCCAATAAAGATGTTGTGAGTTAAATTGGTCCATAATTCTTGCATCATTCATCAAGAACATTTTGGACATTACCAAAGGATTATACCACTCAAGTTTTGCTTGTGTTGAATCTTGTAACCAACCAGCTTGTCCAAACCAATCAGGATTATTTCTAATCTCTTGTATTTTATCATAAGGAACAGTTTGTTTGAACCATTCCTTATCTCTTGTAATGAATTGTGTATTTGACCTATCTCTTCTTTCAAAAACAAATGATTCTAATTCGGGTTCACCAAAAATAATCATATTGTTTTCAATTTGTAATAATTGGTCAAATTTATCCAAATAATGTTGAAATGTCCTTGACCATCCTTCACCAAGTTCGTCACGTTTAATATTCCAAAGTCCTGTTACAACTGTTACGTTACTCATATTAATATTGTAATATATCATGCCAAACCATGTATAAAGGTTTGGGTTTATTCCAACTTTTATTCCACATTTCAAAATGAAATTCGTCGTGTTGATTTGTTTGATGAACGTCAAATAAAAAATCTAACAAGTGATTTTTATCAAATAAATCATAAACTACTTTCATAATAGATTCTTCAGTACATAAAAAATTGTGTTTTAATACTTCAACAGATAATTTCCAAAATTCTTCAATATATTTTTTGAGTTGTATTGTGTCACCACCAATTAATCCACCTATTGGAAAATCTCTTACAATATCATAATCTATAATCCCATGTTGTTTGAATTCATAGCTAGTTTGTGCGTTAGAACCAACAAGTGTAACAATTTTATTATCACAAATATCATTCAATTTTTCAAATATTTTCGTGTTAAATAATTTAGTAAAATCGTATTGTAACATTTCATTGTGTTGCCAAGCTAAAGGTCCATTACCACTGTGGTATGATTTATCACCAAATGGAACACAATAACGCCAAGGAAAGATACCAGGATGTTGTAAGCCTATATCAACCCAATATACTCGGTCAAAACCATCAAGTTCCTGTTCCAAGACTTGAAACTTTCCCCACATTATTTCAGTACCTCTACCATCAAGACCATTGTTTTCAAAATTCTTATCTCTAACAATGCTAATTTCTTTGTGAAGTTTCATATCAGTAAGCTCAAGAATTTTAATTTCAAGATTGTCTAAATTATGTGTGTTTTTTAAACTTAATAATTCTTCTTGATTTTTTTTTTGGGTATAGCAAATTATTGGTAAATTTATACCGCGACAATGACTAATTAACGAACCCCAATATCTTGGTTTTCTACTTGCTCTTGTTCCTTGAAATGGATACCCCTCAACATCCATCCAATACCCTGTAACTATTTTTGACTTCATTAAAATCTTGTGTGAAAATCGCCGAGTTTAGTATAAAAAGAAAAACAATTTTGAATCAAATTAAAATAACCTTGATATGCATATTTCATTTCAGCTTCTAAAGCTGAAATTCCTATTTCAAAACCATCTGGATAATTTCTGATATCATTAGCTATACTATACCATAAAAATTGTTCCCATCTTTGAACAAAAAATTTAAACTTCCAATTATTTTTGAATACCAAGAATTGTTCATTAACAACGTGTGCTTCATCCCATTTGTTGTGTTCAAAAACATCATAATCGTACAGTTTATCTTTGAAAAAACTTTGTTCGGGTTCTTTTTTATGTGGTCCGATTGGAGCGGGTCTTTCGAATAAAAAATCTAAACCATCTTTTTCCATGTAAGACAACATGTTCAATATTTTTTCTTCTGAAAATCCATTATGCATTCTCCAATCACCATCAGTAAAAATAATATACTCAGGTTTATCTCCTGTTATTTTTTGGTGTTCCAAAATATGTTTTAAAGACAATACTTTTAAATTTAAATTAAAATTGAACCCACCTCGAGAATCATATAATGGTGGGTTTATTACTTTGGTGTGTATTCTATTACCCTGATTTTGAAGTTCATGATTTGTGGTTGTAATAAAAAATTCACATTCGGTTGTATTATCCCTTAGTTCTTTATAGAAAGATGGTGTAATTGATTCGTACGGTTCATTTACCGCTAAAGTTGTAAAACAGTATTTCATTATTTATAAATTTAATTCTTTTAAAAATTCCAAACACTTAACACCACTCGGTTTTGTTGGTTCATCGTTTTCGTCTAATTGTATACCAATAAAAAAATCTTGATTGTCTCTTGGTATGTATGTGTCTTGTTTATCAAAACCAAAATATAAAACATTGGATTTATCAATATTATTGATATACTGATGTAAAATTTCTTGGTCTGTTCCCCACCTTAAGTCAGACGTATTAACGAATTGTATAAAGTGTTCTTCAAACTTATTTATTTTTCTTTTGATTCCAAACAAACCACTTGGCACGGGTGCGTGCCACGGGTGGTCTCTGATAATAAAATAATCTTCATTACTTTGTTCCCATATTCTAATATATTGAACTTCTCTTTCAGATATTCTACTATCTAAATCTCTCACAATTGTTGGAATATCTTGTAAGAAAGAAAAAAATCTCCAAAAATATGGAAAATGTATTGATTCTTTTTCACCTAATTTAATTTTGGAAACATCAATCATTACTGCGCCCATTTCAGTAAGTTTTTCAACATAACCTTGTAATATATTTTCGGGGTGATAATAAATGACTGTTGTCCAATCAGGTAACAATTCCTTATTAATTATTATATTTTTTTCAGCCCCAACATAATATTTTGGGTCATAACCAAAAAGACTAAATGATATATGTTTCATACTACTCAATAATTTTACTAAAAAAATTCAAAATGTAATCCTCATTAAAATAAATTGGTAATTTATTATCAACAAAAATTGGTTCTTCAAAATATGATTTTAATCTATCATTATCTTTATATAACTCATCTAAAAATTCAACTAAACTTTCAAAACTTTCAAATTTGTGACAGTTAATAAAAGATTTAGGATTAAATCCTTCTTCCTCAATATATTGATTACCATAAAATAATGGTATTGTATTTGCTGCGTAAGCGTGTATAATTTTTTCTTGAGTTAAATTATCAGTATTTGTAAATTGGTAGGCAATGTTAAACACTGTGTCAGAGAAAAAATTAATCTTATCCCTATATGTTAGTCCATCAATTCTACCCATGTATTCTTTGTTTGAATAATTGTGGTATTGATAAGGGTTTAGTGTTTCTTCGTCGGGAACTGTTCTACGCCAAGGTCCTGATGATTTAATGAAATGTTTCTCTTGAATCAAATCAAACAATTTTTCTCTGTCGGGATTGTTGCTTGATTGGACTATACTACAAAAATGTTTTTTACTTTCGAGTATCTTCGACCCGTCCCTTTTTTTGGTTAACCAATCAAATGGTGTGTCAAACATTCCTCCTTCATTATGTAAAACAAAAGCATCTAATACTAAAGTTGGGAACCTAAGATATCTCTCATTATCAATATGTTCATAACCTAAAACATAATAGTTATCACCTTTATTTAAATGTGCGTTAAAATCGGGTCTAGCTTCACCACTAATAAAAACTTTTTTAATAGAATCATCATATTGATGAATACCTCTTACAGTTTCATTTGTGTAATAATCTAATTCGTTTTCACGATAAAATTGATTAGTATAGATTACAATGTCCGGATTGATTGCGTCAATCACAACATTATATTTTTTATTTAGGATGTTTACAAAGTAATTCATCCAAGAAAAATTTCCAACACCAGGGAAACTAGCTCTAGATAATTTTATAGTTTTTTTCATGTATATATGTTATTAATTGGTACAAAAGTGTATCGGTCTTCGTCATCAACCTTTAAGTTAACAAATTGTGCAAAAACTTCATTGTTTGAATTGGGACCATCGTTAGTTGTTGGCCAATATATTTTATCTGCGTTTGATAAAAAACTTGCCCAAAATGAAAATGTTCCTTGACAAGCAACAATTTTATTGAACGATGTTATCTCTGAGAAAATATCCAAGATTCCTGACTCCAAATAAATCGGATTATATTTTTCAATTTTACTGATTAGACTTTGATGTTTATATAAATGGTCGTAACCAACATATAACTTATCAAATGACTCATTTTCTAAAATATTAATATAATAGTCATCCGGTAATACAAATCTAGCATCGTCTCTACTGTTTCTTAGCATGATGACCATATCATTATTATTACGTTTTGGTCTAACCAAACTTGAATAATAAGAACGAATTTTTTCTTTATATGGTTTGATATAATCATATTTTGTAAAGTATCCTACCACTTCAATATGATGATTATTAAATTGATTAATAAAACCTTCCAATCCGTTAAAATTAAAAAGGTCAATGTCGTCCATAGTTTTTGTTGGAGACTCAACTCTTTTTCTACCCGTCAAACTTCCAAAGGGAAATTTTTCATTTACATAATTACCCACACTAGTTAACTCCCGTCTTATTAATGGGTTTGGTGGTAAAATTAAATCATAATCTAATATATCTGACGCAACTCTACTTACACCGTAAATAAATAATTTATTACCTAAATTTTTTCTGAACGTTGAAAAATGCCCACCCGACAATCCTTGAACATATTCATCATAAAATGTTATCATTATTATAGGGTATAAACTATAAATTGCCAGTTATTCTTTCACACCATCCTTTAGATTCTGAGTGAGGCCAAACAACCCAATACTTTGGTTTATGTGCCGTTTGGAACTCTCTCCATACTTTACAATATCCATCAGGGTCATTCATCATTTGGTTAATTTCAGATTTATCAGCGTCTTTTCTATATATTGTTTCATCCTGTTCATTGTGGAACGCAACAACCCAAAAATCATAATCTTTTTCAGGTACCGAGCCATAATTAACATCAATACAATGTTTAAATATGCTAGCAAAACTTTCTAACCATTTTTCTTCACTTTCAAATTCTTGCGGATTTGGTGGATACTTTTTATCTAAGGTGTATTGTTGTACAGCTCTTTTTTGAAAAATAAGACCCGCATATTTTTCGTAATCTCTTAATGTTCTTGTAGTTCCGAATCCATAAGGACCATCATGTCCTTCTTGAACTTCTCCGTCCATACCAAATAGTTTTCTATTCAATAAGTGCGCTTGATTATTTCTTCTAACCCATTCTTTATCATCATCCCATTGTTTGGTTCTACCCTTACGAGTATATTCGTGCCAAATCAATACTTTATGTGGGTGGAATAAGTCATATCCACAAGTGTAAGCTCTTGCTGAAATTGAAATTTCTTCACCGTGAAAATAGTAGTGCGGATTGTGTTGAACTTCTTTTGAGAATTGTCCTAAGGTAAAACAGTAGTGTGCGGAATAGAATCTTGCTGGTACTGGTTCTGTCATCTCTCTCCAATTTGGAATTGTCTCAGGTAAGAAGAATACCGCACCTTCAGGAATAAATCTATCAAACGCCATTCTCCAAGGCTCTTGTACCCTACCCGCTGGGTCATTGTCAGGGTCAAATGATGACACATATCCTGTAAGTAATGGTTTCTTATGTCCTTTCTTTTGAAGTTGTTTAACCATGTTAATCATTTCTTCATCCCAATCAGGTGCAAACCTCATATGTGAGTCAATTTGAAGTGTATATGCTTCGTCTTTATATAGTTGTTGAACTAAGTGTCTCGCCCAACAAACACCTTCAGCTTCTTGATAAGGAATATTTAAGATTCTGAATCTATCGTCATTTTCATATTCAGATAAATCATCAAATTTATCATCAGGATGAAATTGTCTTGCAATACCAATGGTAATGTTTTGGGGGTTCTTAGCGTTTTCCAACATGTTCTTAATTGTTGGAATCAGTTGTGGGTCACGATAGGACGCAATCTGTACAAAAATTTTTGAGTTTTTCTTAGGTTTCATTATAAAAATTCCATTTATAAAAGAATATAAGTTTTTACCTAATGAAGTGAATATAAAGAATTGTTTGTACTTTATATTTATATGGAAATATTTATAGTAAATGAAATTACTTAAAACAATAGAAAAATTAATAAGAGAATCTGAGGACGCTTATAATAAAGCGTTGGAGTCTGTTGTTGACGAAAAAGAATTGGACCGTCTTGAAAAGAACTACAAGGACAGTTTAAAATTGATGAAAACCTTTCATCAGATTAACAAAAAGAATTAATACTATAACCCAAATTGTGTTTTGTTTGCGTTGTAATTTTGAATAATTTCAGATTGGGTTAGTATTTTATTATAAAATCTGTAGATTGCAATATCCATAGAACCTTCTTTACTATAAGTTCCGTTACCCTGAGCACCACCACCAAATACTAATTTACCTCCTGAGCTTGGACTCCAAGAAGTGTTGGATGAAGTACCTGTTAGTACACCATTTACGTATAATCTAGTTTGATTTAATGTTTGGTCCCATACCGCAACCCATTGTTGCCATGATGCTGTTGATGACCAAGAAGGTCCTGCCGAACCTCCACTATTTTTTAATAAACCACCCGAATAAAACCCACTAGAAAAATAACTACCATAAATCCCATTCATTACAAAATTTCCAACAGGATTTTTTATCCATAATTCCATAGATATATTTACATTTCCCAATAAATTACCACTTGTTACATTTATAAAACCAAAATCATCAACATTATCAAAACTAATGAAACCACCATTAGCCGAATTAAATGTTGGTGAATTTAATAAAGTCATATTACTTCCATATCCACTTATATCATTCCAAGTACTTGAACCTGATGTATATGAATTTGGGTCTGAAGCATCTAAAAAAAGAACTAACCCTGAATTTACAGGAAATGCGGTTGGTTGATATATTGGAAGTTGTGAATTATATAAATTAACAATATCGGTTGCGGATAATTCTCTATTATATAAATTAAAAGAGCCAACGTTCATATTGGTAGCAGAATTGACACTATCACTTCTAGTTCCCATAGTTAGTCTATTATGTGTATTCCAAGACGAAACACCATTAGCTACTAAAGTAATCATATTCCAAGAACCTGTTGTATTTGTTCCATCTGATACTACACTAGAAGTATTACCAGATGAAATAAGAGTTCCATTTTTATATAATTTAATTCCTGAATTTCCTGTTCCTCCCCAGTATTGGTAATTATTAAGATTACTTTGTCTTCTTACTCCCCATCCTTGTAATAATCCAGCCTCTTCAGCATTATATGAAAAATATGTTTCCCAAGTATTGGTACTATTAACATACATCCAAATATTGGCAGTTATTGTTGTATAATTTTTTAATGTTGAATCTGTTAAAAGAATATAATCATCAACACCATCAAGATTAATATTACCATTGTTAATCGCATTTAAATAAGGACCATTAATCAAACTAAAACTTGACGTGTTTAATAAACCATTATTTGGGATTGTTAAACCAGCCGCAGTTACAGGAAACGATGAAAATGGGTTTGCAGTGGTTCCATCTTCTAGTTGAAATTCTGTGAGTACATATTGAGTATTAGCAGCATAACTTCCAGCAATATATAAAAAATTTTTAGAAATATTATAAGTAAAAGTTTGGGTATATTTTTGCCAAGTAGTTGTAACTGGAAAATTCCCATAGCTCCAACTACTTACATCTCCACTTCCGTTTTGATTATTCCAATTAATATCAAAATTAGGTCCCGATAAGACTTTACCCCAAAAAGAAAAAGTATAAGTTTGTCCTGTAACTAATAATCCGCCCGGACCATAAACTGGATTAGTATATCTACCCCAAGTAAACCCACCTCCTAAATTTTGTAAAGCCTTCGTTGATTTAGAACCAACATAAGGACGGTCATTTGTTATATCCGCAATACTGATAGTACCACCATATGCCACCCAACCAATTGTGGTTCCATAAGCAAAATCACCATTAGCAAAATAATTGTTTACCTTAGGACAAAAATCTAATACTAACCCACTAGTTATTGACCCACCGTAAGGTAATTCATTTTTTAACATGGAATAGATTCCTGAATCTAACAACCAATTTATTGCAGTAGTAGTTCCTGTAAATGGTGTTGAACCTACTCTATCTGGTAACCCGTTAATTATTGTTAATAAACTTGTATTGGTAAAATCACCCGTTCCCCACATTAAAGGTGGGTTAGAATTTTTTATAATAACATATTGATAAGACGAATCAACACTATTGTAAAAAGTAGCGTTTGCCGCACCTGCACCCCAGTTTGCGGGACCAACACCTACAAGGATGTTGGACTGTTTTGCCGTGTTTGGTGGTTGTACTGAACCTGTCTTATATGCTATTGGTTTGGACATAATGATAAATACCAATTTAAAGATTTACAAACCTTAAATTGGGTTTGGGTCTGTCCATTCTGGTGTTGCCAAAATTGTTAATATTTCATCATAGGTGTAAGGACCTTCTTTTGTTGTCATTGTTGCAACAAAATCTGGCGCTTCACCGTCCCATTTAATTAATGTCTTAGTTTCATTAACTGACTTTCGTAATGTAGTTGCTGATGTTTCTAAAACCTCATCAAAATTAATTTTGTTAATTTCACTTACGTTAAAAATTAAAAAATTGCGTTCATCGTATATTTGTATCATAATTTTATTTATTAAAGTCCATATTGTGCTTTTGTAGCATTATAATTTTGTAATAATTCGGCATTTGTTAATTGTCTGTTGTAAATCATTACTTTAAATATTTTTCCTTTATATGTTCTACCCATAAAGGTATGTGAAAGAGTACTTACGTTTCTATTACCTATTGCACCCACATAGAAATTTTGGTCTAATGTTCTATTATTTGGAATAATATAAAACCCATTACCATCTAATGGTAAATTAGATACACCATTTATCATAAATTGGTTAAGATAACCAGTTTGATAATCGTTAGCATCTGCAGCTCCCGCAATATAAGGTGGTGGTACAGCACCTCTAAAAGATTTAAAATTAGTACCATACCATCTTAAAGCACCATCACCTGTAGCATTAACACCCACTAAAGCTGCCAATCCAGGAATATCGTTATCCATTATACCCCAAAAACAAATGGTACCCGCATATGTTGAAGTAAATTGAACGTAATCATCCACACCATCAAATACTAATGCTCCTCCATTTGTTGTGCTATATGAAGTCCCATTTATTAATGTTCCGTTATTGTTATATCCACTCAAATCATAAATTGTTGTTCCTTCACCACCATAACAATTTGGATTTGAAAAATCGTAATAAACTGTTAATCCTTGATTAACTATAGATTGGGATGGGAGATAAATTGGTACTCCAGCACTATATATATTTTGAATTTCCGTATTTGATAACACCCTATTATAATAATTAAAAGTATAAATGTTACCTTTAAAAGGATATTGTTGACCACCAACACTAATTACACTATTAGAACTTACACCGGCACCACCACCTTCTACATTAGTTTGCAAAACACCATTGATATAAATTTTAGTATTATTATAGAGTGTTGTAGCGTTATTTCCACCAACCCCATTAAAGGTAATAGCCATATGTAAAGGAACATTATCTTGGATAGCGTTATTTAACACATAATATCCACCACCATTAGCCGATGATACCCAATAAAAATAAAAAGCACCAGTTCTAGGAACATGTGATAATCCCCAATTTGAACCTCCAGCACCAGCCAATTCAAACCATCCGTAATTATTATTAGACGCCCCTGTTCCCCATTCAAACCAACTTTCAATAGTGAAAGTTTTATCATTCCAAGTTGAGAATCCTATAGGATAAGTAATTCTATCATCCACACCGTCAAAATTGTATGACCCACCATATTTTCCACCAAAATAAGCACCATTAATTAAAGACCAATTTCCAGTGTTTATTAAACCTGTGTTTTGTGGAGTGTAATTAGGAAATGATGAAAAAGTTGTTGATGTTGAACCTTCTTCAATTTGAAATTCAGTAAAAATAGACACACCAGCGACATTATAAAAATAAAATTGAGTTCTAGCGTCGTTATATAAAAAAGTATAATTATACTTTCTCCAAGTACCATCTATTGTAGTACTTGGTAAAACAGTTCCGTTCCAAGGATATGAAAAATTGTTTAATTCTCCCAACCCATTTTGGTTATTCCAAATAGGTCCTTTATCAAATCCAATATCCCCGCTAGTACCATCTGTTTTTCTACCCCAAAACGAAAATGTGTATGTTTTACCTACTTCCATTAAATTAGTTGTATACATTACATTACCACCATTTGTAATTTGTAATGCTTTAGTAGTTTTAGAACCAACATATGGTTTATTATTTGTAATATCAATTACAGTAGATGAACCACCATAAGAACCAAAATAAAAAGGATATCCAGATTCTGTGTTGTTAAAATCTCCATTAACAAATAAATTCTTTTGTGTTGCATTAAATCCCGCAGCCAATCCACTAACAACAGGACCACCGTAAGGTTGTTCATTTTTTAACATAGAATAAGTTCCTGAACCCAACAACCAATTTATTGCAGTACTAACACTTGTAAATGGTGTTGAACCTACTCTATCAGGTAAACCATTTATTATTGTTAATAAACTTGCATCAGTGAAATCACCTGTTGCCCACATTGCTGGTGGGTTAGTATTTCTTATAATCACATATTGATAAGATGAATCAACACTATTATAGAAAGTTGCGTTTGCCGCACCCGCACCCCAGTTTGCAGGACCAACACCCACAAGAATATTGGATTGTTTTGCCGTGTTTGGTGGTTGGATTGAACCCGTTTTATATGCTATTGGTTTCGGCATTATAGTCCAAATTGTGTTTTTATTGAGTTAAAGTTTTGTTGTACTTCAGTATTAGTTAATGGTCTATTATATATTCTAACAATATTAACTGTTGAATTACCAAATTCTTGTAAATTTTGAGATGGTACTTGAGCCCTAACACCACCTATAGTAACATCACCACCAGGGTTGGGTGAATAGTTAGCCGTTGTTCTACCTAAATATTGACCATTTTTATAATACTGGTTTCCACTTCCATCCCAAACAACCACCACATGAACTAAACCACTGTTATTTACACTAATAGTAGCATCTCCACTATTATTTCTAGCCATAATATTTGTAGGTTTAACACCAACACCAAAACCCCAATTTGAACCGTATTGACCTTGAGCAAGTATATTTCCCCCGTTTGTTGAGGTGGTCATCACTAATTCAACTGTCGGTCTTGAGGCGTTTACACTTCCATTACCTGGAATTATGATATAATCATCAACACCATCAAAAACTAATCCTCCACCATACGTTGAACTGAACGCGACACCATTATATAAAGTACCATTATTTCCATACCCACTTAAATCATATATTGCCGTCCCTGAACCGGGATAACAGTTTGGATTTGTAGCGTCTAAATAAAGCGTTAATCCTTGATTAATCATTATACTATTACTTGCTTGATATGTTGGTAAACCAGCGGTGTATAAATTTTCAATTTCAGTTACAGACAATTCTCTATTATATAAATTAAATAAACCAACTTTATAATTAGTCGCCGAATTTAAAGAGTCACTTCGAGTTCCCAAAGTAAGTCTATTATGTGAATTCCAAGAAGAAACTCCAGTAGCAACTAATGTAATCATTGCCCATGAACCTGTCGTATTTAAATCGTAAACATAACTCCATGTTGAATTACTACTTCCAACAAGAGAACCATTTTTATAAAGTTTAATACCCGAATTTCCCGTTCCACCCCAATATTGAAAAGTGTTATCACCACTTCGTCTTAAACCCCAACCTTGAGTTAATCCTGCTTCCTCGGCATTATATGAGAAATATGTTTCAAATGTTGATGTAAAACTATTAATATACATCCAAATATTTGCGGTTATTGTTGTATAATTTTTTAATGAAGCATCAGTTAAAACAGCATAATCGTCAATCCCATCAAAATTAAACACACCACCCTGATTTGTATTGAAATAAGTACCATTAGCTAAAGATAAACTAGATGTATTTAATAAACCTTCATTAGTTGGTTTCATTGAGAGACTATATAAATTATAAACAGAAGGGATTGCATAATTTGTTGCTGTTGAACCTTCTTCTAATTGTAATTCAGTAAATAATACTGGACTAGTTGGACTCCTAAAAGAAGGAGTTGAAGGAGAATAAACATAAAAATAAAATTGAGTTCTTACAGCATTTAAAGTAAAAGTAAAAGAAAATTTTGTCCAACTTGTAGGAAATATGCCTGAACTAGAGGGTAAATATCCAACCCAAGAATTAGTTTCTCCGCTACCAAATTGATTATTCCATGTTAAAAGCGCATCACTAGGAATATCCCCAATTGCTTTTACCCAAAAGGAAAACACATATTGTTTTCCAACTTCCATAGCAATACCTGAATAACATCCGAATCCTCCTCTGATTGCTGTTTTTGTAGTACTTCCTGGATAAGGAGGGTCATTAGTTATATTATAACTTGCGTATCCACCATAATCATACCATCCTATAAAATCAGGATAAGTTGTCGCATTAAATATATTTTTACCTGTTGATGGTCCATTTACAGATATTACTAACCCGTTAGTAATAGGTTCACCATAAAGTTGTTCACTTTTCAACATGGAATAAACTCCTGTTTCAAATAACCAATTTATCGCAGTATTTACGTTTGTAAAAACGGTCTGATTAATTCTTTCAGGTAAACCATTAATTATTCTTAATAAACTTGTATCAGTAAAATCACCAGTAGCCCACATTGCCGGTGGATTAGAATTTTTTATAATAACATATTGATAAGATGAATCAACACTATTATAAAAAGTCGCATTTGCAGCACCAGCTCCCCAATTTGAAGGACCAACACCCACAAGAATATTGGATTGTTTTGCAGTATTTGGAGGTTGGATTGTTCCCGTTTTATAGGCAATTGGTCTTGGCATTGTAATAATAAATACCACAAAATGTTTTCCTTTAATCATTTCTTTCGTATTTTTATTCCAAATGGAAAAAGTAATCTTAACAGGTTCAAAAGGTTTTATCGGGTCTAATTTGAAAGTAGAATTAGAAAAACAATTTGAGGTTATTGAAATTAATGAGGATGTATTTAATTCTCACACATGGAAGTCAGATGTCTCAAATTTATTTTGGTTAGACATTAAATCTGTATTTCACGTTGGCGCTTGTTCAAACACATTAGAACAAGACGTTAATTATATGATGTTGGTTAATTATGAGTTTAGTAAACACATATCAAACATTTGTAAATCAAAAAAAATTCCTTTGATTTATTCGTCATCAGCAGCAAATTATGGAACCAATAATGAATTCCCATCTAACTTATACGGGTGGAGCAAATATATTGCCGAAGATTACATTATTAATAATGGTGGAATTGCACTTAGATACTTTAATGTGTATGGACCAGGTGAAGAACATAAAGGAATTATGTCATCTGTCGCATATCAAATGCACAAAAAGAATTTATCAGGTGATGAAATTAAATTATTTCCTGGTAGTCCAAAAAGAGATTTTATATATGTTAAAGATATTATATCAGCAAACATATTTGCATTTGAAAACTATAAAAAGTTATTGGGTAAGTTTTATGATGTTGGTTCAGGCGTTGCAGAATCATTTGAAAAAATATTGAATATTATGAAAATTGATTTTGGATACACATCAAAAGATATAATTCCAAAAGGTTATCAATTTTATACTTGTTCCAATAAATTAAAATGGATGAAGGGTTGGGAACCAAAATACACACTTGAAAAAGGATTAACTGAATATATGAATTATTTAAAATGAGAGACGATTTTGTAAACTTTCTAAGACCATATGGTGTTTTAGATACTAAAGTTAGATTGGGTAGTAATAATGATGGTGGTTATATTGTAAATCAAACAATATTGGACAAGGCTGATGTGTTGTACACATATGGTGTTGAATATAATTGTGATTTTGAACTAGATTTTCACAATAGAACATCTAAACCTGTTCATTTATATGACCACACCGTTGATTTTACACACCCTAACGACAACTTAATTTTTCACAAAGAAGGATTAAGTCACATAAAAGAAAACGATAAAAAACATTTTTTTGACCATCTTAAAGAAAATGGTGATGAAGATAAAAATGTTTTTTTAAAAATTGATGTTGAGGGTGCCGAGTATGAATTCTTTGAAAATACCAATATTGAAGAACTATCAAAAAATGTGATTGGTATTGTGTTGGAAATACATTGGACTGGTGATGTTAATGAATATCGTCCAAGAGCAACCAAAATTTTAGAAAAAATTACAAACCATTTTACTTTAACACATTTACACGGAAACAATTCCGCACCAATGATTGGTTCATGGTGGATTGCGGTACCTGATACAATGGAGTTAACATTTATTAATGATAGATTGTTTGAAGCATTTCATTTTGATAGAGGTCAATGGCCAACAGAATTGGATATGCCAAATAATCCAGAACTTCAAGATTTTCCATTAGTTTGGATATGTTAATTTGATTTATTATTATTTAATTTATGAGAAAAATTTGGCATACAAGAAACGAATTTTTATGGAACGTACCAGCTCAAGAAGTTGGAGATGCGGTATACTTTGATTTGTCAGAATGTTATTCAATGGGCGATGCTCTTTGTTCAACCCCCACTATTAAAAAAGTTTCAGAAGCATATGGTTGTAAGTTAAATCTAATTACGAAACATCCTGAATTGTTTAAACACAATCCATATATTAAAAACACTTATCGTCCCGATTCAATTAACTTTGACTACCTAAGAGAAAACTTCCTAATCCATAGTTCTTTCTATAATGTTGGTAGACAAAATGATAAAGGAGTTCAGTCAAAACATGCTAGAATTGATATTCGTCAATTCCATGCCATGAATTTAGGTTTTAACTTATTACCCACTGAAATGGAATGTGAATATTATTCAGACCCATTTGAACCTATTGAAGGTTTACCTGAAAAATATGTATTGATACATCCAGCAACCACGTGGCAATCTCGTACTTGGGATTTTGATAAATGGCAATCAGTAACAACCAAATTAAATGAAATGGGAATTGCTGTTGTTTCAATTGGTAAAGACACAGATGAAGTTGGTTTTTGGCATATTGAAAAGAAAGGATTTGATATTGATATTAAATTAGGGTTGAACTTAATGAATCAAACAAATATCTCTCAGGCTTGGCATTTAATTCAAAATTCAATTTGTTTTATAACAATGGATTCAGGATTGTTACACTTGGCAGGTACAACAGACGCTCACATTATTCAACTTGGTTCTTCAATTAACCCATATTGGAGGATTCCATATAGAAAAAACTCACAACAATATAAGTTTCATTATGTTGGTGGTGGTTGTGATATATTTTGTGCTTCAGAATTAAAATATGGTATTGAGGAGTGGGGTTCAATTCAAGGTGTTGCACCTTTGATTAATTGTTTAGAGAAAAAAGAAACTTTTGAATGTCATCCGAGTGATGAACAAATTTTCAAAAAAGTAATAGAAATTTATGGAACAGGAAATTAAAATAAAAGTAGATTTTCATCTTGGCGCCAAAGTTGAGATTGTTGGTGTTCCCGATAAGGAATATCCTGAAGATGAAACTTATGAAGTTTTATTCTTAGATAATAAAACAAATAAACTTTTACATTCAGACACTTTAAAACCAAATTATTGGACAAAAACCGCAATCAATTATTATGTTGAATGGAAAGTGGTTGTTATGAAAAATGGTTTGGGAATTATTCATGAGGAAGTTTTAGATTTAAAAGATAAAGATGTATTAATCGCAATTACAAACACACCAATTGGTGATAATTTGGCTTGGGTTGAATATGTTAAAGAATTTGGTAAAATTCATAATTGTAATATTACATTCCAAACTTTTATTCCTTCAATATTTGAAAAATCTTATAGTGATTTTACAATTGTTCGTGGTGATACTTACGAATTTAATGATTCTAAATTTTACGCAACTTATAAAATATCATACGGCATTCCAAATGAAGAACATATCAATTTACGTAAGTTATTATTTAAGAAAAAATATCTTCATTTTGATGACTTAACATATTGGAAAAAAAATGAATCACCGTATCATCCATCATTAATCCCTCTTCAACATTTTGCACCATCAGTACTTGGTTTAGAATTAAAAGAGATGAGACCTCATTTAATTTGTGAAAATAATGAAAGACCAATTCAAAAAAAATATGTCTGTATTTCTGAATTTGCGTCAGGTGAAATTAAACAATGGAATAATAAAGTTGGTTGGCAAACTTTAGTAAATGAATTAACTTCATTAGGTTATGAGGTGGTTTCAATTTCAAAAGAAAAAACTGACTTAAAAAAAGTTACAAAAAGAAATGGTAATTTACCATTAACTGACCGTATGTGGTATCTACATCATTGTGAGTTTTTTATTGGTGTGAGTTCAGGTCTTGCTTGGTTAGCATGGGCATGTGGTAGAAAAGTAGTTATGATTTCTGGTGTGACAAAAGCAACCAATGAATTTACTGAAGATTGTATAAGAGTAATCAATGAAGATGTTTGTCATGGTTGTTGGAACTCTGAAAAACATGCCGATAAATTTACTGTGTTTGAAAAAACATTATGTCCCGAAAATAAAAACTGGGAGTGTTCAAGAAAAATATCACCAAAAATGGTAATTGATAAAATAAAAGAAAATAATTTAATATGACGGATTTTAATAATATAAATTGTACTATAAACTTTGTTGACGGTGTTTTTATTAACATATGGGATACTTGGAGTCACAGGTATCTTGTTGAGGTTTATGAAAATTACGGAAATGATTGGGCGTTGGTCAATCATAACATAATGTCCCCCGAAAATTGGTTTGTACATTTAGGTAAAAAATTTAGAAATCAGTGGAGAGTTAAAATTTGGGGTTGGAAAAATAACTATCCAGTATTAGTTACTCAACATACATTTAATGAATCAGATAAAGAAGTAGCCTTAACATTTGATACTGACTCATATAAAGAGTCATGTACGTGGGCAGAACAATCAATTGATTATCGAGATAAAGTAAGAACAAATCTTACAATATATTCAAAATTTTCAGACAGATTATCACAACAATATGTTGATTCTAAAATAACATTCTTACCTTTAACCGACATTAGTAGATTAAATACAAAATACTATTCAAGATTTAAAATTGGTAGGTTTAACATTAAACGAGAATCTTTAGGTGAATGGGGAAGTGGTTTTTTATTTTGTAGTAACCATACAAAACCAAACGTATCATCAGAACATAAAAATAACTGGTTACCATTTAACTCAAGAGAACTTTTTAACGATATAATGAATTTATGAGTACAATTATAGGAATACATCACGGAGGTCACGATTCATCAGTTGCATTAGTAATTGATGGTAAATTAGTTTGTGCTATTGAAGAAGAAAAATTAACAGGTATTAAAGCAATACATAGTTATTGGGCACACCCAATTAAAGGTTTAGAGTTCATTGAAAAGAACTTTGGTGTTACATTGGAAAATTGTGACCATGTTGCTTTTGCATTACCAAAACACTATAAGATTGAAGATGATAACATATGTTTAATTGATAAAACAACTAGTTATTCACACCATAAATGTCATGCTTTAGGAGCATATTTTACATCAGGATTTGAGGGTAAAGTATTGGCTGTGAGTCATGATGGTCAAGGTAATAGAAGTAGAGGAAAAGTTTACTTATGTGACAATGGTGACTATGAAGTTGTTAGTTCACAAAACGTTCCAACAACCACATCATTAGCTGGTTTGTGGGGAAGAGTAACCGTATTACTTGGTTGGCAGATGTTTAAAGATGAAGGTAAAGTCGTTGGTATGGCATCTCATGGTAAATACAATGAAATGTTGTACAACTATCTTAAACACATTATAAAATATAATGGTGACTTAACATTTGGACCATCAAATTCTGAAACATTGTTTGATTTTATTTTTGTTGATAAATTAAAAAATTCAGGTTATTTTGATTCTGAAGAAAATAGAAATGACTTAGCATTTTGTTTAGAAAAACACACCGAAGAATTAATGTGGCAATATCTTAGAGATTTGAAATCCAGATATCCTGATTATAATAAAGTAACATTTAATGGTGGTTTATTTGCTAACGTAAAATTAAATCAATCCATCAATAGTTTTAATTTCTTTGAGGAGATTTACATACACCCTTCAATGGGTGATGGTGGTTTGTCTACCGGTGCTGCGTTGTGTAAAGCAAATGAACTTGGTGAATTGTTATTACCACTTAAATTAGATAATGTATTTTTTGGTTCAGAATTTAATGGTGACGATTGGATGTCAGAAATAAATAACTATCCAGGTCAAATTTATTTTGAACCTTCTTCACATAGTAGAGTTGCCGAATTAATAGATGAAGGAAAAGTTGTTGGTTTATTTTATGGTAAAACAGAGTATGGTCCAAGAGCGTTAGGTAATAGAAGTATTGTTACTAGACCTACCGACACCAAAACACACGTATTGTTAAATAAAAAATTAAGACGTAATGAAATTATGCCATTTGCACCAAGTGTGTTAAAAGAACATATTAATACTATCTTTCACGCAGATAGGTCACTATACGCAGCAGAATTTATGACATTGTGTTATGACACCAGAAAAGAATGGGTTGATAAGATTCCAGCAGTTATTCATCCAAAGGATAAAACTGCAAGACCTCAAGCTGTTGATAAAAATAATAACCCAAATTTTCATAGTATCATATCAGAATACTATAAGTTATCCGATATTCCTGTTGTATTAAACACATCATTTAATGCTCACGGGGAACCAATCAATAACTACCCAAGTCAAGTTATAAAACATTTACTTGAAGGTTGTGTTGATTATATTGCTACAGAACATTTTATTTTTAGTAAGCTATAATGAATAACAAGGAAAAACTATTATTTTTTACACCTCACTTATCAACAGGTGGATTACCTCAAGTATTGGTAAATAAAATTTCTTTATTAAAAGATGAATATGATATTTTATGTGTTGAACACCATAATCATGCGTGGTTATTTAATGTACAAAGAAATAGAGTATTGGAACTTATTGGTGAAGACAAATTGATTACATTAGATGATAGTAGAAGAAAAGAACACTTCACTGAATTACTAACATCGTTTGACCCTGATTTAGTATGTTTAGAAGAATTTCCTGAATATTTTTTAGAGGATGAAATAACTGCGGTTGTTTATAACAAACAAAGAAAATATAAAGTATTTGAAACTACGCACGATTCATCATTTCCTGTTCAAAATAAAAGATGGTTTCCTGATAAATTTTTATTTGTTAGTCCTTTTAACGCTTTCAGATATTCAGTATATGATATACCATACGAAGTTATTGAATACCCTGTTGATTTCAAATCAAGAGACCAAGAAAAATATAAAGAATTACTCGGTCTTGAAAAAGATTGTATACACATTGTAAATGTTGGTTTATTTACCCAAAGAAAAAATCAGGGTTATTTGTTTGAAATTGCTCGTAAATTACAAGGTCATAAATTTAGATTTCACTTCTTAGGTAATCAAGCTGGTAATTTTAAAGATTATTGGGAACCTTTAATGAATAACAAACCTGATAACTGTATTGTTTGGGGTGAAAGACATGATGTCTATAACTTTTTACAAGCGGCTGATTTATTCTTCTTCGCATCAAAAGGTGACCGAAATAATAAAGAATTAAATCCAATTGCAATTAAAGAAGCGTTGGAATATAAAATGCCAATGATGATGTTTAATTTAGATGTTTACTGTGGTAAATATGACATTTATGATAACATCACATATCTTACTGGAGATATAAACCAGGATACAAACTTACTACTTAAAAAATTTAACATGGATAATTTACAAAACTTAATGCACATCAGCTACGAAAAAGATGAAAACAAAATCAATATTTTTTACAGTGGTTACGACCCAATTGATTATAAAGTATCGTTCAAATGTTTAACATCGGGAGCACCAATGTATTGGATGAATTTTAAAGCCGACTCACCTTTGGGTTGGTTTGTAATACCAATACCTCAACATATCATAAAGTTCCATCAATTGGCAACTTTTAGAGGTTTCTCACTTGATTTTTATGACCAAAATGACAATTTAAAATACAGTCACGAAATTGTTGTAAATGATATTTTTCCAAGATTACCTAAAGTAAATTTTGAACCATTTGATTGTTCATTCAGGAATTATATAGAATTCTTTAGTGATGACATTTACGGTAGTTTTAACCTAAATGATATGGATACGGTAATTGATGTTGGTGCTAATATTGGTTTATTTGCTAAGTACATGTACGCTAAAGACGCTAAAAAAGTTATTTTAGTTGAAGCGAATCCTTTATTGGATAAAAATATTAAAACAGTTTTAGGTTCTGATTATGAAAAATCACCGGTCTATTTAGCACCTTTAACAGGTAAGAAACAAAACATAAAGTTTCATTACTCAACAAAAAATTCAACAATTGGTACTCATACTTTTGATAACTCAAATCCATCGTACAGTGATTTAGATTCAACTATGGACTTAGAAACCATAACATTTGATGAGATTGTTAACGAAAATAATTTAACAAATATTTCATTATTTAAATGTGATATTGAGGGTGGTGAATATGAGTTAATTGAATCATTAACTGATGAACAAATGAATATGATTGAAAAGTTTATTATTGAGTTTCATGGTAATAATAATGGTGAATTGATACCAATGGTGGATAAGTTAACTAAATTTGGATTTGAATGTGAATTATTCACACTACATATGACTCGTAAAGATAGGGTTAGTGTTAATGAACCTCACGGTGTTTTAATCACTAAAAGAAAAAAATAATGAATATTTTTTCATTAAATAGTGTTAACAATAAGGTTACTTTTAGAACTCACGGTGTTTCTAAAGTAATAAATGATGATGAATTTCCATTAAATGTGTATTTTTCAAAATACATTAATGACGAAATTGTTTGGAAATCAACCGCAAATGACAATTGGTTTGTAGATTACAACGATTTTAATTTTAAGAATATTACTGTAACCACTAAATCAGGTAAAACTATTTTTGAGGAAAGGTTCATACCAAATAAACAAGATTTTTTACACCAAATATTCTTAACATATTGTTCATCAAACCCTAATAATGTTGGTTTGGCTATAGGAACACATGATGGTGAATATGGTGAATGGGTACAATCTGTTAAAGAAGGACACACAAACGCAATTCTTGTTGAAGCGTCTGATAAACAATTTAATGGTTTAATAAACAATTATAAATCAATTAACAACGTTAAACTAATTCAGTCTTTAATAACACCAAATGGGGATGAAGTTTCTTTCTATGAAAGTGAATCAGGTTATTTTAATTCAACAGATATTAATCATTTTGAAAAATTTAATATTACAGATATTGTTGAAACAAGAAAAACATCAATATCGTTAAAAGATTTAATTATAAATAATTTTGATACTAAACCTTTTTGGATGCACTTAGATGTTGAGGGGTTAGACGCTAAATTAATTTTATCGTTAAAAAATAATACCCATCTGTTATCTGATTTTATTATTTTTGAAAACTCAAATATTACTGATGAAGATAATGATGAGGTAAATAATTTTTTATTATCTTTAGGGTATGAACTATTTAATTACGATATTTCAACATTAGCAATTAAAAATTAAATATGGCAAACGGAGTTTATAAAATAACAGATGACTTTGAAAAAGAACTTGGTAGATATACTGGAGCACCTTATGTTGTTACATTAGATAACATGAGTAACGCATTATTTTTAGCATTGTATTATGAAAAAAATATAACCAAATCAATTCAAAGTGAAAAAATATCAATACCAAATAGAACATATCCTTCAGTTCCTTGTGAAATAATACACGCAGGATTAAAAGTTGATTTTATACCTGTTGATGGAAAAACAATTAAAGGTTCTTATCAATTAATTGGTTCAAATGTTTGGGATTCAGCATTGTCATTTACTGCTGACATGTATAAACCAAATAGTCACATGTGTATTTCATTTACAGGACCATATAAACACTTTAAACTAAGTAAAGGTGGTGCAATACTAACAGATAGTTTAGATGCGTATCACTGGTTTAAACGAGCAAGATATAGTGGTAGACGTGAATGTTCATATCATGATGATAACTTGGATATGTTAGGTTGGAACTTTTATATGATGCCTGAGTTAGCAACACGTGGTTTACTACTAATGAATCAATTCTATAATATTGATGGTACTAAAAAACAAAATAATGATTTAGAATTACCATATCCTGATTTATCAAAATTTGAAATTTATAAACAATGATTAAAGTTTTAGTTGGTAATGGTGGTCACGCTCGTGAAGTTATGTCACAAATGGGTGTTAAATTAAAAAGATTTGTTGATGACGAATATGTTAACTCAGATACATTACCATTATCTTCATTACAACCTGATAAACATGTTGTAATGGTTGCAGTTGCAAACTCTAAAGATAGATACGATATAATACAAAGATTACCAAAAAACACAAAATATTTTACATTCATACATCCCACAGCTATTATCATGGATGATGTAGAAATTGGTGATGGTAGTTTTATTGGTGCTTATTCAATATTAACAACTAATATTAAATTAGGTTCACACACATTATTAAATCGTAGTAACCATATTGGTCATGATTGTATCATTGGTGATTATTTTAGTGCAATGCCAGGTTCTATTGTTTCAGGAAATGTCACAATAGGTGATAAAGTTTATTTAGGAACTAATTCATCAATTAAAGAAAAATTATCAGTTGTTGATAATGTAACAATAGGTTTAAACACTGGTATTGTTAAAAACATTAATAAAGAAGGAATTTACGTTGGAGCAAATACAAGAATGTTATGAAAGTAAGTGTTATAGTACCCGCTTATAAATTTGCGAATTATTTAGAACAAGCGTTATTGTCCGCTTTATGGCAAAAAACAAGTTTTGAGTTTGAGGTATTAGTTAGAGATGATTTTTCTCAAGATGGTTCAGAGCAAATTATTGAGCGATTAACTAATTTTTATCCCAATTTAAAACATTTTCGTGCAACTGAAAATTTAGGTTTTCATAAAAACATACCATTTTTATTATCGCAAGCACAAGGTGAATATATCGCCTATTTAGATGGAGATGATTATTTTTTTAATGAGTATAAATTACAAAAACAAGTTGATTTTTTAGATGCAAACCCTGACTATTCAATGCATTGTACAGGTTATTGGTTATACACTAATGGTATTTATACCCCCAACAAAACTAATACATGGTTATGTAGTCCAATTAAAGACATAACAACAGAAGACTTATTTGTAGAGAATTACGTATCTTTTGGAAGAATGTTTAGAAATTACAAAGATTTAATTAAACCATACATGATGTCATTACCTTATTTAGATTATCCTGTCAATTATGAGTTATCATTAAGAGGTAAGATACGTGGTGATGAATGGGTTGGTGGTATATACAGAGAACATGGTCAAGGTGTTTTAACATCACTTTCACCTGAAGAAAAAAAACAAACACATAAATACGTAAGAGATTACCTATATAACAGACACAATCAAATGAAAAATAAAACAATTACAATCATAGATTCTTTTGTTCATAACAAAGAAGTTGAAGTTAAATTATCACAATTTTTGGATATTTTAAAAGGAAATAATCAAGATACTTTATTAGTATCTAACACAATTATTAAACCTGAAATTTTATCCAAAACAAACTATTACTTATACGACTCAAATAATAAATTGTTTGAAAATGATTATACAAATGTTAGTAATGTGACTTTATATCATTTGAGAGATGATATTGATATTTTTGATGTTATGCCAGGTTTACAAAGACATGGTCTACCTGTATTAGTTAATCTATTCAATTCTTTAATATTTGCAAAGTCATTAGGTTATACCCACTTTCAAAGATTAGAAGTTGATGATAAACTTTCAGAGTCATCTTGGGATTACATAAATACCGTACCATCATTGTGTCACGACAATGGTAAAAAAGGATTGTTTTATTTTAATGAAAATGACTCAAGAAAAGATGTTTCGTTTCACTATTTTTACTGTGAGATTGAGTATTTTTTACAAATCATTAAACGAATTACATGTGAACAAGATTATGTAAATTATTTAATGGATAGGTTTGGTAATTTAGATTTTAAAATTGCCGAAGAATATTTGTATCAGAATATTATTGATAATGATATTGACTCACACATTTTAAGAAAAACTGGTGACCAACAAACAATTGATTTTGAAGGTACCTTATGGAATACTGAGACTTCAATTAGTAACATATCCCCCAAGTATGAAGGTTGTTCAACAAGAATATATAAAGTATATAGAAATATTGATAGTGTAAAAACATTAACAAACTATTTGGCTGTTGTATCTTACAACTATACAGATACACCAAAAAATAGAGTTGTTATATCATATTTTAATGACGGAACTGAACAAACATTTAATCAATCTGTTAGTGGAAAACATAGTTGGTCATACTATATTCCAAAAGATGGTTTAGAAAAAATTGATGTGTATGAAGATGGTAGATTTCTATATTCTGAAACAAATAACAATGTATATGCTAACATGTATATTAAATGATATCATTAACCATTACAACGTGTAAAAGATTTTCATTGTTTGAAAGAACAATAAATTCTTTCTATAATAATTGTGTTGACCGTGATTTGATATCACACATCTTTCATTATGATGATTCATCTTCAGATTTTGAAAGGAAAGAAATGTTTCTTTTATTAAAGAAATTATTTCCAAAGGTGATGTTAACATCAATAACATTTCAACCTTCAGATTTTAATACCAGAAAAAGACATTTGGAGATTATGAAAGTTTGGAAAACAAACAATGAAAAATTTAATTTTGATTATGTGTTTCATTTAGAGGATGATTGGTTATTTCAACAAAATTTTAGATTATTAGATGGTATTAATTTATTAAGTAATAATGACGATATTGCATTAGTTGGCTATTCATGGGAAAAAAAGATATTCCCACCAGAATTATTTACACCAAGAATAATTGGTGATTTTTGGGAATGGTATTATTCTGAAAAACACGAATTAAATGAACCATTATTTTTAGATGAGGTTGAAATGAAATACTTACCTGAAGGTGATTGGGTTAAAGTAATCAATTGGCCATACTTTGGATTTAGACCAGCAATACATGATATTAAAAAATTAAAAACTATTGATAATTTTAATGGAAATATGGATTCATTTGAATTAGAATTCGCATTAAGGTTTGCAAAAAAATACAAATCATTTTTACATTTGGAAAGAATTTGTTATCATATAGGTATTCATAATTCATCATACAACTTAAACAATTCAGAAAGATAAAATGGAAAACTTTTTATGGGTTACAATTGGTGACCAACAATTTAGAACCGCTCAAACAAAACACATACCTAAAGCCTTTTCAATAATATTAAAAGACTTTGAACAAATTATTGAGATTGGTACTTTTACAGGTGCTTTTACATATTGGTTATCAGAAAATAAATCTGATTCATGTAAAATAATATCATACGATAATAATCCTGATTATTTACAAGTTAATAATATTAAAGATACCACCTTAAGAGTTGCCGATTGTTTTGATGTTGACGTGATTGGTGAAATAAAATCATTAATTAGTCAACCAAAAAAAACATTATTATTATGTGATGGTGGTGATAAAGAAACTGAATTTAAATTATTCTCAAGGTATCTTAAAACGGGTGATGTTGTTATGTTACATGACTATGAAGAAACACCCGAAGAGTACGAAAAAATAAAAACCGAATTAGATTGGCCAACAATTTCCGAATCTCATTATAAAAATTTAGAAAGATATCTTCCCGAATTAAAATTAAGACCATATCTTTATAATGAATTTAAACAAGTCCTTTGGGGGAGTTTTATTAAATGTTAAAACAAGAAAAAATATTAATCAATATTAATAATATTGATGTTGAAACTGCTATAAATAATGCAATTTTAAAAATTAATTTTACAACATTAGGGTTAAATGACCAACAACAAACAATATCTGTAAAGATATCAGACCCGTATTTTGATATACCATACTCACCCGAAATTATTAATGTAAATTGTATTGATGGTCCAAATTATTTTGTTAATTTTACGATTGGTAGTCATTTTGGGAAACATAATAGATTGGGTTTTAAAGGTGGGGTACATTTAAGATGTTATATAGAAGATTATTTAGTTTTTGAAAAAAAGTTTTTCTTTTATAAGAACTATCTACCATTAAGAAACATATCACAACAATATCCAATGAATTATAAACGATTATGGATTATTGGTGATTCAAATGTGTGGGGAACTTTTGGTAATGATGAGTACACCCCTGAACCAATACATGATTATTTACCCATAAGGTATAGTCACCCCTCACTAAGTTTACATAGATTTTTAAATAAAGATAATAAATCATTTATTGATTTATTACCCATAGAAGATGGCGATATTATAGCCTTTTATTTAGGTGAAATAGATACTAGATATGGTCTACCTAAATCATCTCAAGAAAAAAATACTTCAATTTCTCATTTAACAAATAAGTTATTATTTAAATATAAAGAATTTCTACAGACTTTTATTTCCAAACATCCAAATAATAAAGTGATTGTTATGTCCCCAAACCCACCAATTAAAAATGGTTTAATTGATGAAGAAAAAGAACGTCAATTAATTAAAGGAACAAATAATGAAAGAAAATATTGTGTTGATTCATTTGATGAGTTTTTTTCTAATGAAAATTTTCTATATTTTAATTGGAAAAAAGATTATACTGATAATTTTGGGTTTGTTGACCCAAATTTTTTATTTGATAATGATTTTCACATAAAAGAATATAACCAAATATTAAAATCATTTAGCGAATTTATTAAAACAATATGAAAATAACACAAGTAACACCAGGTCTTATATCAATACCTCCAAATGGTTGGGGAGCAATTGAAAAAGTAATATGGAACTATAAACTTCAATTTGAAGAAATGGGTCACGTATGTGATATTAAATACTTAAATGATGTTGATGTAAATAATACAGATATCATTCATTTACACGTTGCCAATTTAGGTATTGAAGCTCAAAAAAGAGGTATACCATACATCTTTTCATTACATGACCATCATGTTGTTAGACATGGTAAAGATTCTCATACATATAAACAAAATTTAGAAGCCATTAAAGGTTCAATAGTATCCTTTACACATGCAGAATTTTTAGTTGATTACTTTGAGGAAACTGATAAGTTATTTTATTTAACACATGGTGTTGATACCAAGTTTTTTGATTTACCTTATAAGGAAGATTTTAAACACAAATTATTATGTATAGCAAATAATGGTTATGCTGATGACCAAACCATAGATAGAAAAGGATTTAGATACGCTATTGAAGCCGCTAAAGAATTAAACATGGATATTACAATTGTTGGTCCTCCTAACAATATGAATTTTTTCAACGCAAATCCTGATTTATTGGAGTACGGTAAATTAAACATAATTTCTCACAATCCAAGTGAAGAAGAATTATTAAAAATAATTGAAGAGCATTCAATATTCCTTCACCCATCAGAATTGGAAGCTGGTCACCCAAATTTAACATTATTGGAATCAATTTCATGTAGAGTACCTGTTGTTGGGACATATGATGGTAACCACAAAATTGAAGGTTTGTATAAAGTAGAAAGGTCAACTGAATCAGTTAAAAAAGGTATATTGGAAGTTATTGAGAACTATGCTCATTATATGATTAATACCGAAATTGATAGAAAATATTATGATTGGTCAACAGTTTGTACAAGATTGTTAAACATGTATGGTGATGTTCTTAAAATACAAAAAGAATATACTTCTGATATTACCAAAAATTTATTTATTAAAGCGTTTAACGAAACAAAAGATTTAAAACCAATGTTAAATGAAAAATTGGCAATAAATGTACATTTTGTTGATGGTCCAACTGTTGATGTTCAAAGTAATCTTGACGATGAATATACCGTAGATTTTTTTGAAGATGATAACACACTAACATATACTTCAAAAATAAGAAGTAATATGTGGACAAAATCAAATAAGAAATTTCATAAAGATTGGAGAATCAGAGTTTCTAATTCATCAGGAACAATACTTAACCGTAAGTTTCCTTTTGAAGGTATGAGAGTTTATATTGCAATTGATTCAAGTTCGTTAGGTGATTCAATTGCTTGGGTACCATATGTTGATGAGTTTAGAAAAAAACATAAATGTCATGTGATTTGTTCAACTTTCAAGAATTTTTTATTTGAAAAATCATACCCTGAAATTGAGTTTGTTACGCCAGGTATTGAAGTTAAAAACATATACGCAATGTATAAGTTGGGTTGGTTTTATAATCGTGATTTAGAACCTACATTACCTAATACAATACCATTACAACAAACCGCTAGTAATATTCTTGGGTTAGAATTTAAAGAAATTAAAACAAATATTGATTTTATACCAAAAGAAAAACCTTACCCTGAAAAGTATATTTGTATTGCAACCAACTCAACCGCTGGTTGTAAATATTGGAACAATCCAACAGGATGGGTTGATTTAATTAGACATTTTAAATCATTAGGATATAAAGTAATTAATATCTCACAAAATGGTGATAAATACGAAGGTGCCGATTCATTAGAAGATGACTCAATTGATAATACAATGAATGTAATTTATCACAGTCAATTTGTTGTCGGTCTTTCAAGTGGATTATCTTGGTTAAGTTGGGCTTTAGGTAAACACGTTGTGATGATTTCTAATTTTACAGAACCTGACCATGAATTTACTTCAAATTGTACAAGGATTATAAATATGTCAGTATGTAATGGTTGTTGGAATAATCCCATGTTCTTATTTAATAAAGGAGATTGGAATTGGTGTCCTGAACATAAAGATACTGAAAGACAATTTGAATGTCATAAATCTATAACCGCAGATATGGTTATATCACAAATACAAAATTTATTATGAATATAGAAGTATCACATGGAGAAATTGTTGACAAATTAACAATTCTTCAAATTAAAAAGGAAAATATTACCGACCCAAATAAATTAGATAACATCATAAAAGAGTATGAGTATCTTTTATCTGTGGTTGAAAATGATTTGGGTATTTCAACTTTATCACCTGAGTATTTAGAATTATTGTCAGTTAATAAAGACCTTTGGGTTATTGAAGATGATATTAGGGACAAAGAAAGACAAAAAGAATTTGATGAAGAATTTGTTAGTCTTGCTCGTTCAGTTTACTATACTAATGATGTTCGTGCTAAAATTAAAAAAGAAATTAATTTGAAGTTTTCTTCAGGATTTATTGAAGAAAAATCTTACAGTGATTATCTGTAAGGTGTTCCACCTACCCAAAATACCAAACTTTTTCTAATACCTTTTGTTACGGGTGTAACCCTATGCATAATACAACTTGGGAATATTGTCATACTATATTGTTTTCTTTCCACTGTTTTAATCTCACCACCAGGCCATAGTTCCAAATCACCACCTTCATATTCGTCAGGATTTGTTAACAGTACCGACATAGACACTTTTCTTTGAGCACTAGGACCATGTCCTGTATCTATGTGCCAACCATATTCACCATCGTCTTCATATTCAGTGTATTGAATAGGTTCTCTCGCCATAATTAATTCAAAATTCCAAAGTTGACCATTAACTGATTGGATGATTTTCATTAATTTGGTAAATAACCACATAGTTTCATTTGTTGGGTATATCCATTTAACATTACTTTTTCTAACATCTTTGTTAACCTCACCAACAAAATTTTCATTTACAATTCTTCCTTCTTCATACTCTAAAGAATTAATTATATTAATTAATTCATCAATTTCAGGTTGTGAAAATTGGTCATCAACATTTGCGTGCTTACCTATATCAATTGTTGGTGGGTATGGAAATATCGGTATTTTACTTGACATAAATAAAGTATATTAAATAAAATCTATTAAGTAAACTTGCAAATTAAAATTATGAAACTCTAATGTAAACAGTCCCACCATTTGCAACATTAATAATTGCTCCGGTAGTTAATAGACCCGGAAATGTAGTTGGTGAACCAGGAAAAGCGGTGAAACCAGCACCAGTGTCATAATCAACATTTACCGCTGGTGTAAATGGTGGTGCACCAGCATTTAAATTAACCTGTAAATCTATTTGATACCAATGGGGTTGGTTACCAGCGGTCCCCCCTCGAATCATTGCATTAATTTGTGTTTGTGTATCAGCGTTTGGTCCACTATTTGAACCGCTAGCCAAAACAGTTGCATCATTAATTGTCACATCAATAGTTGATACCCAACTAGGTGTTCCTGATTGGAATTGAATGTCATAATAACTCTCAGAATCTATATCATAAAACATTGATATAGATGCGTTTTGTGTTACTGCACCTCCAGCAGGACTTGATGGTAAAGGATAAAATGCTGGATAAAATGTATAGTCATTAATAAAACCATCATCATATATGTATGTTGCAAAATCATACAATCCAATATCAATATTAGGCGTAAAGTTAACCTCAGCCCTAATATTATCATAACTAATAGGATTACCGGGTGATGCTGGTCCTGGTGGTGTTGCCATATTCTATTAACAATCAACTGTTGATGATGGTCCGTAAATACTTTGCAAATGAGTTCTTAATTCAGAATACCCCGCTGAAAAGATATCAGTAGTTTCAAATGAAGTAAAACTACTAACCTTTTTATATACATAATTACCAATTTGTTTATTTGTCACAATATTGTCTTTATTGTTTTTATCTACTTCTGAGTTATAAATTTCTAACCCAAATCTAACAGCATTGTTGGATTTATCAATTAAATAAGTACCTATTCTTACATAGGCTTCAGTGGTGATTCCACCACTGGTTCCTATTTGTGTTGTTACTTTTATAGCCATTTTATTTCTTTTCTAATTCTTTAATTTTATTGTTCAATTCTTGAATTGATTGGATTAGGAATGGTACCAATCTTTCGTATGACACTGTTTTATATAACTCCTCATCACCTGTTTGAAGTAATGTTGTATTTGTAACGATTTCAGGTATTATTTTTTCAACTTCTTGAGCAATTAATCCAAAGTCATTTCCTCTTCTCATAACATCTTTCCAAGTATATGACACAGGTCTTAATTTTTCAATAATACCTAAACTGTTTTCAAGAGTTTTAACATTATCTTTTAATCTTTCATCTGATGGTGTTGTTGAATATCCAATAATGTTCGCAGTTGCGTGGAAATCACCATATCCACCATTGTTTGTCATTCTGAACATTTCAGTTCCGTTCAATGAGTATCCAAGATATGAAGTTCCACTGTTGAATATACCTGTGTTTGTATTTGCCGTCCATGAGAATGATGGTGCTCCTGCCGAACCTGAAACTCCTGACCTGTAACCCGCGCAGTTGTGGACAAACGAATCCGAACCTTTAATGAATAGACAACAAGATGATTGTATTTGTGAACCATTCACTGCGTATACGATATACAAATCAGATACGTTATTACATGTGAATGAACCACCGCTAATACCTGAAGTACCACTTGGACCACTTAATCCTGAAGAACCTGTTGTACCTGAAGTACCGCTAGTTCCTGAAGTTCCTGAACTTCCTGAAGTTCTTGATGCCCCTGATGTACCCGCATTTCCTGATGAACCCGCTGAACCTGATGTTCCACTTGTACCTGAAGTTGCTGACGCTCCTGAAGCTCCCGCAGCTCCTGATGAACCTGCAGTTCCTGAAGTTCCTGATGAACCTGAAGTTGCCGATGAACCTGCAGTTCTTGATGCTCCTGATGAACCTGCAGTTCCTGATGTACCGCTTGAACCTGAAGTTGCTGATGCTCCTGACGCTCCTGATGAACCTGCAGTTCCTGAAGTTCCTGATGAACCTGAAGTTGCAGATGCTCCTGATGTTCCAGCGTTTCCTGATGCTCCTGACGTACCACTTGTACCTGAAGTACCTGATGTTGCTGATGCTCCTGACGCTCCTGATGAACCAGCAGTTCCTGATGTACCTGAGGTACCTGATGTTGCCGATTGTCCTGACGCTCCCGCAGCTCCTGATATACCTGAAGTACCACTTGAACCTGATGTTCCTGATGTACCGCTAGTTCCTGAAGTTGCAGATGCTCCTGATGTTCCAGCGTTTCCTGATGCTCCTGACGTACCTGAAGTTCCACTTGTTCCTGAAGTTTGAGATGCTCCTGACGCTCCTGCGGAACCTGATGTACCTGAAGTTCCACTTGTTCCTGATGTTGCCGATGCTCCTGACGCTCCTGCGGAACCTGATGTACCTGAAGTTCCACTTGTTCCTGATGTTGCCGATGCTCCTGACGCTCCTGATGAACCACTTGTACCTGATGTACCACTAGTTCCTGATGTTCTTGAAGCTCCTGATGTTCCATCAACACCTGATGTACCACTTGTACCAGATGAGCCGTTTGTTCCTGATGTTCCTGATGTTCTTGAAGCTCCTGATGTTCCCGCGACTCCTGATGTTCCTGAAGAACCATTTGTTCCTGATGTCGCTGAAGAACCCGCTGAACCTGAAGTACCACTTGTACCTGATGTTCCTGATGTTGCCGATGCTCCTGACGCTCCTGCGGAACCTGATGTACCTGAAGTTCCACTTGTTCCTGATGTTGCCGATGCTCCTGACGCTCCTGATGAACCTGAAGTTCCCGATGTTCCACTTGAACCTGATGTTGCTGACGCTCCTGATGTACCAGCATTTCCTGATGCTCCTGAAGAACCACTTGTTCCTGTTGAACCTGAAGTTGCCGATGAACCTGCTGAACCTGATGTTCCCGATGCTCCTGATACTCCTGATGTTCCACTTGTACCTGAAGTTGCTGATGAACCTGCTGAACCTGAAGAACCACTTGTACCTGATGTACCGCTAGTTCCTGATGTTCTTGAAGCTCCTGATGTTCCATCAACACCTGATGTACCACTTGTACCAGACGAACCGTTTGTTCCTGATGTTCCTGATGTTCTTGAAGCTCCTGATGTTCCCGCAACTCCCGATGTTCCTGAAGAACCGTTTGTTCCTGAAGTTGCTGAAGAACCTGCCGAACCTGACGAACCACTTATTCCTGAAGTACCAGATGTTCCTGAAGTTGCTGAAGAACCTGCTGAACCTGATGTTCCTGACGCTCCTGATGTTCCTGAAGAACCTGAAGTCGCTGATGAACCTGCTGAACCTGATGTTCCTGACGCACCTGATGTTCCTGAAGAACCTGAAGTCGCTGATGAACCTGCTGAACCTGAAGAACCACTTGTTCCGCTAGTTCCTGATGTACCTGAAGTTGCTGAAGAACCCGCCGAACCTGCTGAACCTGATGTTCCTGAAGTTCCACTTGAACCTGATGTACCTGATGTACCGCTAGTTCCTGATGTTCTTGAAGCTCCTGATGTTCCATCAGTACCAGAAGTACCACTAGTTCCTGATGAACCATTTGTTCCTGATGTTCCTGATGTTCTTGAAGCTCCTGATG